TCAGCCGAAAAGCCCGCCGCCAAATAGCGCTTCTCGCCGTCTCTGATTCGCGGCCTCTCGATCCTCGACCTTTTGCTGAACGCTCGGCTCTTGGGGCTTAGGCGGCGCAAACAGATCGGCCAGTGTCGGGGCGACCGGCGTCCCCATGTCCAGCTGCCCTGCGAATCCCCCGGGCGTCATGCTAGGCGGCGCGACAGCGGGTTTCGTCGCCGGTGCCGTCGCAGGCGCGGCGCCGTATGCCTCGCGCAGCCAATTCGGAGCATTGGCCCCTTTACCGCCTGCACCCCAGACAGCGGGTGTCCCGTAGCCGATGTGCATAGATCCTGGTTGCATGTAACCTGGCCCCGCGCCGAACCCTGTCAGCCCCGCAGCTTTGGCGCGGCGAACAACGTCCTGAAAAATCGGCGTCTGCTCCGGGTTTGCCCAATCCAGCCTTTGGCCATCGCGCAGAAAAAACACATCCGCCGCTTCGCCGTGATCGTGTCTCACGGATCCAACGCGCGCGCCGCCCGAGCCGAAACCCGGCTGGCCGCCGGAGAAAACCTGCATTTGCAAGCCCATTTCTGGCAGGAAGGCCATCGCCTTCTGTAGTTCCGGGGAGATCGGACGGGAACGCGTCGCGCTCTGATTCGCGTAGATCAGCCACTCTGGGGGGATCTGGTTCATCGATTGCCCCCGAAGAAAGAAGCCAGAGGATTGGTTTGCGCGCCTCCTGCGGCACTTCGGTTCATAGCCGCAAAACTGCCCGCGCCTGGCGTCTCGAAACGCGGAAACTTTCGACCCGTTACGCGTTCATAGTCGATCGCTGTGTTTTGGGCCTGGTCCGGACCCAGCACAACAGGCGCTCCTGCGCCAGTCCACCAGACCTGCGGGATGTTCCACGCTCCGCCGTCCGGAGCGTCGTTCGTGGTGAGGTACTCAGTAGATTGACCTCCAAACCCGAGGTCGCGCGGAGCATGAGCGTCAGGGTCGTACGGTCTGAGTCCGACCGGCATAAACAACGAGGCAAGAGCATCCATCTCAACCGCCTTTCTCTAGGGCTTCTACGACCGGATCGCCGTTCTCGCCCTCGTCGAGCAGCTGCAACAGCGTCGGCGCACGGACACCCCACTTCTGGACCAGCATTTTCGTGTAGGCGCTTTGGGTTGCCGGGTTGTAGCGCTCCAGCAGATCTGCCGCCATACCCGGGTTGTTGATGATTTCGGACGTGAGTTGGTCAATCGCGCGGCTTTGTACCTGAGCGGACTTACGGCGCAGCCAGGTACCTAGAATGTCGATACCCGCAACTGTCGGCGACAGCTGATTGCGGTTCACGGACCTGACGCGCGACGCCACAGCTGCCGCCGTCAAAGACGGATCGTATTTACCCGTAACCGCTTGCCCGGTGCCGGACGTGTTTACCGCCTTGGCGCGGGAGCTCCCTTCCGACCCGGCCAACGCAGAGAACACCTCTTTGATGTTCGCCAGGTCTTCCGGATCGTCCGCCCACAGTTCTTCGGCCACTGCACCGAATTTCGGATCGTCGAACAGATCGCGCAGAACGCGCCCATTCCAACGCTGCCCGCCTGACACGTTGGAAGCGGATAGTTGGCCTCTATTTTTCACTTCTTCCCACAGAGCAGCGCGGAGATCCTGCCGCGCAGTCGGTGTGCCGGCTGTTTCCAGCAGCTGCCGGGTTGCGGCGCGCGGGTCGGCAGCGTTCGTCACTGTGCGTACCGAATCAAGGACACGCTCGTCGCTGTATTTGAGGTAGGATGCTTCCGGGGAGCGCCCCGGCGTAGTGAGGCGCTTTTCAGTGTCTTGCGCGGCGCGTGTCGCGACGGAAAGTTCTGTTGAGGCGTCGCCCGCAGCGGAAAGCTTCGCCTGCAGTTCTGGGAACTCACCGAGCAGAACCTGCCGTTCGCCAAGATACTTTTTCAACGCTTCGGGCTTATCAGCAAGCCCGCGCGCCTCGACATCGGCGAGGACGGTGTCGGCCAGTCCTTCGCGCGCCCGAGGATCACTGCCTGCTTCTGCCAGCAGGGATTTAAGATCTGACAGACGGCCTCTGTCCTGCTGGGCGTAGCGTGCGCCGACAGCGCTGTCGTCGAGTGCATAGCCCCCGCCTTCTCGCGGCCGCAGCACCTCAGCATTCGCAGTCCCGGGCCGTTCAAACCTATCGGCGACATCTCGACGTGCCGCGCGGGCCTCGCCGAATTGTTGCTGCAACTCCGGCGACAAGGCTTGCTCCAAGTAGGCGTCGATGTCGTCGACATATTGCCCACCGATACGTGCCGCCTGGTTCTTGCCGTCCGCGCGCGCTGCCCGGACATCATCGGTGAGCCCGCTGCGTGTCGCCATGACGTCAGACAACGGCACGGTTTGCTCTACAGGCGGGTTTTCGGCCATAACTGGCCGGTTGAACTGGTTTACCAGCCCTGTGTCACGGTACGGCGCTTGATCGCCTGGGCGCATGGCGCGGATCGTCTCGGCCTCCGGTGGACGGAACCTTTTAGCGTCATTTGGTGCCAAATTGGCGTCGGTGACTGCGGCTCGCGCAACCAGTTCTTGCGGATCAACGAGAGTCCCATCTGCGTCAAGTGCCGCGTACTTCTCCCGCACTCCATCCTGTGCAGATCCGTAGGCGTCGGACAGTGCCGCCCGGATACCTGAACCGCGCGCTTCCGCTGTGGGCAGCGAGGGCGCGATTGCCTGCGCCGCTTCGTCGAACTGGGACTGCGCGGTGTCGCGCAACCCGATCGCTTCGGCCAGCTGCGCGTCTACCGCCGCTTGCAGGTCTTGGCGCGCCCGGCTTGGGACGCCGTCCGGCGCTGCGGCTGTGATCGCATTGTCGACCGCTGCATCGTTAGCGTTCCTCCGCATGATTGCCGCGCCAGGGGCGCTGGCATCGACGTTATACGCCAAAGCCGCGAACCCGGCGTCGCCGGTTCGGTCGGCGATATTTGCTCGATAACCAGGCACGGCGGTTTCGACCGGAGCCGATGTGCGCAGCGCGTCTACAAGCCGCTGCGCGTCCACAGAAACATCCGACGCTGCGGCCTGTTTGATCATGTGTTCGGAGCTGTTGAGAAGGCGCTCCGCGACGGCTTCGTCTACAACCCCGCCCCGGAATTTTGGAGATCCAATTGCCGCGGCACCTGTGTTCCATAGCGCCTGCGCCAGCCCGTGGGTCAAGGCGAGGCCCCCCGCGCCAGCAATCGATCCCGCGGTGTCCGCCACTGCGCTCGGACCAAAAATTTCATTGGCGCTGCCCGCGCCCAGACCTGCAGCCGTCGCATACGCGCCTTCACGCGTCAGAGCGCCTGCCGGGTTTACCGCCAGCGGTTGGACGAATTGAGCAGCCAAACCTTGGCCAACAGATCGCGGTGCCGCCGCTGCGCGGTTTACCTGCGCGACAGTCTGCCGCCCGGCAGATGCCAAGCCGCCCGCGAGTGGGACCGCTGTCGCGCCAAGTTCTTCGCCGACACGATTGACCACGCGTTCCGCCGTGTTGCGCGGCTCGTAATCAGGTACTGCGCCACCGAATCTCAGCAGATCATCGATTGTTTCCGAGCCGCCGATGGGGCGGTCCGAGAATGTCGTGTAGCCCTGCTCTCCGGGCAAAACATTGGCTACGCGCGGCAGGTTGTTGACGATATCAACAGGGGCGCCCAGCACCATAGAGACCCCTTGCCGGACACCGTCAGCGAGCGACCCGGCTGCGCCAGAGAGCGAGAACCCTGTGTCGGGCTCGTCTGTTGCCGCCGGGACCGGCGCGGCCGGTTCTACGACAGGAAAAGCAGCCCAAGGGTCAGCCTCTGGCGCGCTCGCTGTCGGCGAGGCGGGCGCCACAATGGGAAAAGCGGCCCAAGGGTCGGCCCCTTGTGGTACGGTTGCTTGCTGATTTTTGTCCAAACCGGCCATTACTGAGCCACCCGAATGTTACCTTGTGGATCGCGAAACTGTGTGCCCGGCGGCAGTTGCGCGGCTTCTTCCGGTGAGTTAACGACGGGCATGTCGCCAGCGGTCGGCGCAGAGCCCGCCCCCTCCCCCGCGCCGATCAGGGCGTTGGCTCCTTTCAGCGCGCGGTCGTTGGCTTCTCGGGCCATCGACAGCCCCGCCAAGATTGATTGATCGTTGGCCAGTGTCGCATTCGCGCCGAGAGCTTCGACCTGCCGTTCCAGCGCGTATCGGCTCACCTCCCCGCGCGGATTGTCCCGTTGCGCGTTCAGGTAGGCCAATTGCAGCAGCCCGGACCGGATCTGCTGGTAGACAGGATTGTACCCTTCGGCTGTCGAGGCGCTGAATTGCTCCAGCATTTCGGGCGATACAATTGCGTCGACGTCCTCTCCGAACGCTGCCGTCAGCTCCCGACCGACTTGGCCGAAATCCTGCGCGAGCGAACGTAACGTGCCCGGCATCCCTGCTGCGCCTTCCTGCGAATTGATCATCCCTTCGAGCTGATCGATGAGCGCGTTCGATGTGGTGACTGTTTGTTGCACGCGGTTGAAATCGGTGCGGTTTGATGTGGTCGCGCCTGTAACATCTCCGCGAGGCCCGCGCGCCTGAGCCGAGAACGTCGTCGCGCCTGCGGGGATGGGCTGGCCGGTCTGCGTGTCACGCCAAGACGAAGTGTCGCGGTCGAACACGGCGGTGCCGCCCTGACCGTCGGCTGTCGACCAGTTGGCTGTCTCGGGGGCGGCTTCTGCACCCCTGTTGATGTAGGCAGGCGCGCCTGTCGCGGCGGCTTCGCCCGGGTTCATGTAAACAGGGCCGTTCGGAGTCTGAATTGTGACAGTGTCGTCGCCCAAGGCCAGACCGAGAGCCTGATCGTCGGAGATCGCGCCGGTATCGAACTGTTTTTGCAGGTTTGCGCCAAGCACTTCGTCTTTGGACGGGCGCGACGGGATGCCCGCCGCTCCGCCGATGGCACCTGCCAACCCGAATTGCTCGGCTTCGGCTTCCGGCACCGGCGGTCGGTACTGACCCTCGTCAAGAGCACCGTACAACGTGTCGAACATGTCGCCTTGCCGGTTCTGATCAGCGGTGTACCGTGTCCCTTCCAGATCCTTGTCGTGCCCGTAGCGCGCCGTAGCCGCTGCTGTGTCCACGCCGTAATTGTAGCCCTGCGGGGTCTGCCCGTAGTTCTGGACGCCCGACAGCGCCGCGCTTTCCGAAGGCGTCGCCCCAGATTCAAACAGCTGCTGCAGCCGTGTGGCCTCCTGTCGCCGAGAATCGGCCAAGGCCAGAGCGGATACCTCCTGCGCACTCGGCGGGGCGTATAGCTGCGCCAGCCCGCTGAATGCGGCTCCGATCTGCGGGTTGTTGTAATACTTGTTGCCGACGATGCCGCCCATCAGACCAACCCTCCAAGTTTTCCGCCGTTAAGCCACCCAGGCAGTGTACCCGCCTTGGATCGAGCGGTAATGCCGCCGGTCGTGGCGATGCTACCGAGGCCCCCCAGCACATCGCCGAAGAACTGCGCCCCGGAACCTGCTTGGCCGGCGCTTTCCAGTTCGTGCGCCAAGACATTCGCGGAACCTTGTTGGAAACCGCCAATCTGGCCGATTTTGCCTGCGTCGCGCGCCTGATCGCGCGAAATGCCGCCCAGCAGATCTCCGAACGATCGCAACCGTCCGCGCGCTCCTGCTTGCTGGCTTGTGAACGCGTCGGCCAGACCGCTCTGTTTTTCGATCTCTTTCTGCACGATATCATTGGTCGCGCTTGGCATGACCGAACCGGCGGTCGCATTGGCTTCGCCGACAGCCTCGTCCGCCGATTGGGGCGCCTGAGTGAAGTAGTCCGTCAACTTCGAGGATGTCTCGCCTTGTTGGTCCTCAAAATCTACATACCGGTCACGCGATTTGGCGTTCACGGCGTCGGCCTCGCGCTGGAGCTTTTGCTTCCGGAGCCTCTCAACGGACAACGCGCCGTCACGCGCTTTCTGCACCTTACGTGCGCCAATATGGTTGGCTGCCGCGGATCCCGCCGAAAGGACGAGGCCGATTGTCAGCGGGTCGATACCTGGGATGCACATATCTTAACCTCCAGTCACTGACACTGCGGACGAAGGCGTGCCGTACCACGATGGGCTGCCGACCTGCTTGTTCGACCCCCAACCATAAGAACGCGCACGCTCTGCCGCAGCTGAGGTGCCGAGCGCACTTGTATAGCTCGTAAAAAGATCGGCCAGCGGCGAATACGCGGCGGGCTGCGACAGGGCCGCTGACCGCGCAATCGCCGAATTTGCAGCTCCGCTGGCATCCCCGGTCGCGTTCAACGTGCTTACCAAATCTGCACGGGCATTCTCAACGTTGGTGCGAGACTTGTTCTCGTGCTCCAACGCTTTGTCGGCCAGGTTCTGGGATTCCAAATCGTACAGCTTTGATAGCTCGGACGTCTTTTGCGCGCGCGCGGACCCCTCTAACTGGCCAGACCTGGCCAGAGAATAGACCAGCTCGCGCGAGGCGTCGGCCCTCTGGTCCTCCAGCTGCGGGCGAGCGAAATCCAGAAACGCTTCCCGCTGCTTGGTGTAGAAGTCATCGTCAAACTGCGCGAACGTTTCGTCGATCTTCGCAGTGCCGTCGCGAATCGCCGCCTGCCGCGCTTGTTCGTCTTGACGGTATTGTGCCGAAGAGTCCCCGCCGCCTTTGCCCATGTCAGAGCTCCAATCTCATCGCGTGCCCAACTGTGCGAAAACCAAAATGGGAGAGGAAGCGAGCAGTGCGATCTGAGTTGTGCTCATTGTCGTTGCCTCCGACAATCTCCCGTGCGCCGAGCATTTTGCTCCAAGCTATGAGTTCCCGCATGAGAAGTGTGGCCGCCCGAGTTCCACGTTTTTCCGGCTTAACAAACAGTACCTCTTGGGTCGTAAAAAGTCCATCGAAGTAGCGGTAAGGGTAAAAGTCGGCAACCAGCAGCCCGTACAGCGCCCCGTCTTTCTCGGCTACCCACATTGTAGGTTGCGCATTCAAAAGGTAGCTGGCGATCGCGGCGCGGGTGCGCGTCTCGTTGAACTGCAAATTTGGCCTGGTTTCCGCATTGACGCGTGCCATTTCCACCAATTCGTCAGTGTCGCCGACCTGCGCAAATCGAACTTTCACGGCGCCACCCATGAAAACTGTTTGAATGTCTCGCCGTTGCGCCCGTATTTGCGCAGCGTCGCTTCCTCTGAGAGACCCAGCATTTCCATCCAGCGGTGCGCGACATGGAGATCGGCCAGGGTGAGGCATTCGATACGGTGGACGCCCTCGTCACGCAACGCAGTAAACAACTTGTGCCGAAAAAACTTGGTGAAAGCCAAAGCCGCGGCGGGAAAAGCGTCAGTGGTTATCAACCCCAACGCAACGACGTTTGGCCTCGCTGGGAACGTCCCGCCGACCGCCACAGGCTCCCCGTGCAGCTTTGCGCAAATCTGTCCGGAGTAGCGCAAAGCTGTTGCGACCTGCACAGCCTCGTCGTCGCAAGGCGCCACAGCGTCAAGCTCTCGCCGATGCCGGATAGTCATGGCGCGGACCACCGCTTCGGCGTCTTCAAGAGAGGCTTTTGCGATTTCAATTTTCATCGTCATCGCCCTTGTAATGAATCACTGCCGCCGAAAAGACCGCCGGGCCCTCGCCAGCGCCTTTGCTTTTGAACCGAAGCGACGCGTGCGAACTGGAGTGCGAATAGGGCAGTCGACCCGCGTTGAAAGTGGTTTCGCTGCACCGCGCCACCACCGACGCAGCTTCAATCTCAGTGGGTTCTGCCGCTACGCTGATCTCCCACAACCCTGAAAGCGCGACGTCAATCCCATCCCAGTTCTTTGCCGCTGTGGGCTTGTTGGCATCTAGGTACGGAAGCCACCCTTCGGCCTCTGTCGCGTCGTAGGCAATTGAATCTCCGACGCCTCCGTAAACGTAGATGGTGTTCCTCGCGCGCAAATGGGGGCGCCCGGCAAAAACGACCGCCGTATCGACATCGAACGGGACCGACGCCTCGCCTTCTGCCGTGGTTGACGTCTTGTAAGTCGACCACGCGGAGACCTTCGCGTTTTCATAGAAAGAGAAGACGAAGATTTCGTCTCTCATCACCAGCCAAAATCGCTTATCAAGCGGGTTGATCAACCCGCACACCAGATGCTCTTGCCCTACCAGATCTCGGGCCTTTGCAGTAACCAAACCGTCAATAGGCACGCCGATATCGGTTGTGGCTGCAGCGTTGGAGCTGTCCCGGGCGCGCAACGAGCGGAGACCAGATGCGTCAAGATAGAACACATCGCTGTCGCCAAATTGCGTGACCGACTTAGGGTGCTTTGTGCCTGTCTCCGCGAGAATCTGCGACAGGTTGTTCAGCGTAGGATCTGGGTCGATGTACCAGATCAATGTCACGTCTTTGGCGAACACCGCCAACTGCCCTTGGTATCGAGCCAGCGCTTTCAGATCGTCCGCCTTGGAATCCTCAACAGTCTGATTGATGAACCCCGCCCCGATTGCATCGGTTGTCCACTGCGTCGGCAACTGAATGCCTGAGAAGTGCAAAAGGCCGTCCGCCACCGCATACATCTTTGTGCTGACCGTCTTGACGAACGGGCCCGGCGTGAACGCGTCACTGTCTGCACCGCCTGCCATTTCCAATCCTGACGACGGCGAAACAACGAGGCCGTTGCCGATAACCAGATCGACCGAATGGCCGTTTTGCGCAGCCCCCGCCGCATCCGCGATCACGTTCACCTCTGTACCGCTGGCAGTCGCTTCGTATTCCGGCCCAGATACTGCGTCGTTGATGGCCGCAGCGATGGCGATTGCCGTGGATTCTGGCGTGCCCTGCCATTCTACAGGCGCCGTGATCGCGGCCACGCCGTTGATCGTCAGCGCCGTCAGCTCGGACGTGGCTTCGTCGCTGCCGCCCAAAAACAAAGACGGCGCGGTATGCGCAAAATCACCGCTGATAGCCAACGACAGTGTTCGTCCGTTCCCGGCAACTCCAGGCGGGGCGTAAACAGTCACTTCGTCGCCATCGCTTGTTGCGGTGTATTCAGGCGTCGACGCGGCGCTTGTGATTTCGGCGGCGATTGCCGCTGCGGTCGCAGCATTGTCGCCGGTATGCGCGACGGCATTCGCCGTGATTGACACGCCGTTCGCGGCCACGTTGTCTACTGACCCGCTACCGCCGATCGATCCTCCCGTAACGCGAAAAGTAGATGCTGCAGCTTGGGCCGGATCCGCCGCGCCGCCCAGAACTGAGAACTGCGCACGAGCGCGCCCGTCGTACCAGTCATCAACCACTGTCCCGTCGTAAAAATGGTGAACTGAACCGTCGACGTAAAGAACCGACACGTACAGCTTCTTGTCGTAGAGATCGTGAGACAGCACTCTGTCGATCTGGGTGCTACTGTCGTCGGGGTTCTGCAGTCTCTGGTAGGCAACTCCGACAGGCAGTCCCGCTGGAGGGTTGTCAGTGCCGAACACGACGAGGCCGCCGCGGTCGTAGGCCAGCCCGTGTGTTCCTTCGGGAAGCTGATACTCGGAGACAAACGCCGCGCGTTGCTCGAACTCGCCGCCACGCGTGATATGGCCATCTTGTGCTTTGATGAGCACGCCGCCGGGCGTTGTCTCCGGCAGGCGACGCGTGTCCAGCCCCCCGGTCATCTCTTTGATCCAAATCGTGCCCATGGCCTACTCCGGTTCGGTCGGCGCGGTGTAGCGCTGCTCGAAACGGCGAAACGGCCTGCTTTCGCCGATACCGAACATTTGAAAACCGGGGCTTTTCTTGAGGTTAGCGGTTAGTCGACCAAAGAGCTTCCGTGCTTCGGACAGCACCAGTTCCGCCTCCGCAGACTTTTGAGCAACGAGATAGCGACCGGCCGCGTACAGTGAAAGCAACTGAGCATCCAAATCCGCGCGGTCGGACATCTCTACAAACGGTCTGAGCTGCCGGATCCCGACGAACCTAAGCAGCCCCTCCTGCTCGTCGCCCGCGTCAACATCCGGTACAGGCCAAATTTCGATCTGCTCGTCTTCGTAGATCCGCCAAGCTTCCGCAGGCGAGGCCCGCTGATCAAGCGCGCTGTCATGCGCGATGTAGTGATGGCGGGTTATCCCGTTCGAGAGCGGGCGCCAAATACCGCCGTCCTTCACCTCTACGGTTTCAAGCCGGTCGATGGCCAGATCTCCGACTACGACCCCTGCTTCATTTTGCACAGAAGACAGGTCGTAGAACCGTTGGCCATCTTGGAGAGGAATGAAGCGCTCGACGCGCAAATGCGGCCAATCCGTCTCTTCCCAGAGACGGGTTTGCTCCCGCTGGATGATGTGGATCTGACGGTCCTGGTCTTGGATGTTGTGCGAAGACGAGGACGACAAGCCTGCATCCAACCGGAAGTCCGTCAGAATCGCTTCGAGCGTTTCATTCCTGGCCATTTGCTTACCCTAGCGCGCTGCCGGGGCCACCGCTTTCGTCGGCAAGTGCCGCCTCGATCGCGGAAAGAACGACGGACTTGTTGTCAGAAGCGTTGATGTCGATGTCCTTCGCTTGGGCAAAAGCCACCAGCTCCGCTTTGGTCATATCGTCGATGCTCTTGGTGCTTGCACCGTCCCCCAGCATTTTCTCAACCGACGCGGCCGTGAATTGCTCGTCCGACAGCCCAAGTTCGCCAAACGTCTGCGGTACCGGCGAAGTTGATGTCGGAAACACCTTGCGGATAATAGGCGTGTTGTCGCTATCGACGGCGCCACCGTAGCGGAACGACAAATTCTGCAGGAGCTGACGCCCGGCGATATCGGCGTCTTCGTCCAGAATGTCGATATCCCGCACAGAGTTTTCGCCGTGAATTGCAGTCAGCAGCGCCACCTCCGCAGGCGTAACGCCGCTTTTGGGAACCATGTTGGCCATATCCTCGTTGAGGGCCAGCCAGATGTTCGCTTTTTCCATTTACTCTCTCCGGGTTGGTAATTGCGAAACGCGGGCTGAGACCCGCGTTTCTGAGACGTCGCTGAATTAGAGACCGGCGACCTTGTCCTGTAGCTGTTTGGGCGAAGTCAGGTTGTACGACCCGTTGATGGTCCGGTCGCCAAAACTGATGAGCAGCTCAGTGCCGACGGGGATGGTCGCCCCGGTGTTATTCGTCACCGTGATGTCACCAGCCCCGAAAACGAAACCGAAACCGGGATCGTCCTGCGGCCAGATGTCGTTTTCGCCGACCAGCACTTCACCGCCGGTAGTGCCTGTCAGATCCGCCTGAGCGAAGCCGTTCGGGTACGGAACAGTGAAAGTAGCGGCGTCCGCGACTGCGGCGGCCAGTTTGTGAATCTTGGTGGCGAGAGCACTTACAGACATGGCTTTGTCCTCCTATGAAATTGGAACGAACCCGCGCCGAAGCGCGGGTTGTTGAGGTTATGCGATGTCGTAGACGCCGCTGGTGTTCAGCTGCTTGGCGAACAGAACGGCGGTTGTGGTGACGCCGTTATACATAACCAGGCGGTCATAAGGCCGCGCCGGGTTGTGCTTCTTCATCCGTTGGCCATCCATGTAGAGCAGGCGAATACCATTACGCCCGATGTCCAACGTGTAGCAGCGCTTGGCCAGGCCGAGATCGTCGAGCGTCGGGTCGTACTGCAGCGGAATGCTGTCGTGCTTCGGGTCTTTCATCGACCCGTCGGGCGAACCGTTCCCACTCCAACCCGTTTGGGTGTAGTACCCGTTGGCGCGCAGCTCACGTTTGTAAGCATCGATGAAGTCCGAACCGCAGAGGCGGACGATCCGTGAGCCCGGCGTCTTGTACCGGGTGCGTTGCCGTTCTTCGGTATCCATGAACTCGATCAACGCGCCGCCGTTCGCAGGGCTGGATACAATCGCACCGCCGTTTGCAGCCGTGCGCGCACGGTTCCGCCACCACGGATAAATGGAGCGGGACAGACCACTTGTGGTGCCTGCGTCTGGATCATCGAAGATCAGCGACTGGACGCCTGCCAACGCTTTGGCGTCAGAAGATCCATCGCCCCATGCCAACAGGTTCATCGACACTGCGTAGTCTTCGGCCATCATCTCGTTTTTCTCGTCGAGAATGTTGGCAAGAGCGTGCGCCTCGCGACCGGACATGGTCGACGTGGTGTCGTTCCCACTGTCGCTGTCGATCACGTCGATACCGTTCTCTTTGAGCTCGGTATGCGTGATCTGCTTACCGATGTGGTGCTCTTTCCACTCCCGACGAGCACGCTTGATGCCGGTCGGGTTGTAGAAGGTCAGCTGGTCGTCGCCGCTGTAGCCCTGCAGCGACCCGCCGCCTTGGCCTGCTTTGACGTTTTGCTCGACGGATGTGCGCCCGCCAGCAAACGAACCCGCCGCGCCATCGAGCAGCTTCAAGAGCGGTTTCTGTTGAATGTTCTGCGCCAGCACTTTTCCTTTGTTGAGGAAAGTTGCGTAGGTCGCGTTGTTGATGTCTGCAAGTTGCGAAGCCGTAAGAGGCATTTTCTAAGTCCTTGGTGACGTCAGCCCCGGCTCATCACTTCGTCGATGATGCTGATCGTGCTTTGCGCGTCAGCTTGGGGCTTGCCTGCGGATTGCCCTCCGGTCACAGGTTTGACCGCCTTTTTCTGCTTCGCCGGTGCGGGGGTAGGCACGAACTTCGCGCTGACCGCCTCATAGGCTTTGTCGAGCTGAGCCTTCACACCGACAGCATCGGCAGGACGGCCTTCCCGAGATTGCAGAAACGCGACCTCCCGTTGGAGAGCGTCGGATTTGGCGTCGTAGTTCGGATCGCGCAAACGTCGGTCTGTCTCCCAGCTGTCGACAGTCGATGCGATAAGCTGCTGCGTCTGGACGGTCTGATCGCGCTGTGCGCGTTCGGCCGCCATTTGCCGCTGCTTTTCCGCCGCGTCAGACCGTGCGTTGGCGGAGGCCAACTCCCGTGCTGCTTCCGGCGTCAACTGTCCTTCCTGAACTCGCTTCTGCAGGTCTGGCGGCACCATGGCCCCTGCTGCGGTTGCGAGCTGCGTTACCCAAGGCTTGATCTGGTCCCAGGCTTTAACCGGATCGGTTTTCGCCAGAGCCAGAACCTCCAGACCGCCAGCAGCTTCGTCAGCCGACAGCGAGTTGTCGTGGAGGAAACCTTCGATATTGCGATAGCGGGTTGCGTCCGTCTCGAACTCAGTTGCTTTGGCGGTCAATTCCTCGACCTTCGCTTCTGCTTCTTTGACCTGGCCCAAAATCTGTTGGAACCGCGGATGCTTCCCGAAAGGTAGGTTGGAGTAATCCTCGTCGCTGGGGTCGCCGTTTTCGTCGACCTGTCCTTCTTCGCCATCGGGTGACGACCCCGCCGCGTTGGCTTCGCTGTCAGTCGCCACAACATCCTGGACGATGGACAGCGTGTCCTCTGCTACGTCTTCCGCAGGCGACGACCCTGCATCGCTGGGCGGCATATCCTGCACGCCGTCAGCTACGTCGTTGATTTCGATCTCGCCGGACGACTGCGAGTTCACGTCCTCGTTCAATTCAGGGGGCATGTCAGATCCTATCTGGTTCTTCCTGGGCAATTGTATGGCATGTATGTTTTACAGGCAAGTCATTACATACATTCACTACAAAACCTGATTGCTGCCAAATGCAGGATCTGATCCCGGCTGCTGCTCGGCGGGCCCGGCAGGCCCGTTATCCGCGCCCTCCGCTCCCTGCGCCGCGGGTTCAGCATTCGGGTCCGAGGGGGCAGGCTGCGCCTGCTGGTTTTGGGAGATAATGGACTGCATACCTGCCATGACCGCCTCAGTCAGATCAGCCTTATCGTCCAAGCGCCGCACGGTTTCGCGCGCGATCCACATCGGATTCACGCCTGGCATCTGGATAAGGAACGGCAGCATCATCTGCCAATTCTTGATCTCTACTGCTTGGTTCGGCTTGCCTGATGATCCGGCTTCGACTTCCAGATAAATCTCGTCAGCAATCTCTGCCAGCCCCATGCCCTCTGGCCATACGGCACCGGGACCGACGATGCGCTTGACGACATCTTCGGACATCTCCCGCAGCATGATCTGTCCAGATGCCCGTGCAACGCGCTCCAGAAATGCGTCGAGATCGTCCACGCTGGTGCTATCAGATGACGCGGTCGCGTTTGCTGCGATAGCGCTCTCTGTGGCCGTTGCTTTGGCTACGCCGCCATAATTCGCCTCCTGCGACCCACCTACGAGCTGCATGTCCGTGAAGATCTCTCCGGTGTCGTACAGGTTGGGGTCGACACCGGGCACCGGAATTGCCTGCAGTTTGTCTTGGATCTTCTCGTTCGGGCCTAGATTAATGGGCGTCACCGAAAAAGGCTCCGCCGCCGACAAGGCAGCTGCGTCGCTTTCCTCCAGCCCGCCTTTCGGGTACGCCCAGCGAGGGCTCGCTGCTTTGCGGTGTTCGCGCTTACCCTGGCGTGACGTGTTGTAGGCTTTCTGCATGTCCTGCAGCAGATAGACATCTGACGGCGGAAACAGCTTGTCCTCGTCTTCGACCTCATTGAACGTCAACGCGTAGACAGGCCAGAAATTCTCCACAAACACGTCCGGCGCCGCTGGTTCCCGCAAGAATTTCGGGTAGCCGTCTGCGATGTAATAGACCAGCCCCGACAGCTTATCGTAGTGCTTGTAGACGCAGACCATGCCCCCTGAGCCGCCGTTTTTATACGCCTCTACGTCGACGACATGCGGGTTCTCGTGATCGGGGTCATCCGCCTTTTTGTCGGCCTTGTATGGGGTGTAAGCTTGGCCGATGTCGACACCGAACAGCTCTTTCAGCCGATCAGGCGAATAGAGGTACTCCAGCGTGAGGTGCCCGCCGCCTACGAAACCGGTAAGCACTTCGCAGTTCTGATCAGGAATCACACGGGTGGCTTTCGGGAAGTCGAACACCAGCCCCTCGCGTTGAACGATTTCGGGCTGCGCCGCCAGATCGGCAAGCGTCCGCTCCAGTTCGGCGGCTTCTGCATCGTGTTCTTCGATCTCGCCTTCCGCAGTATCTTTCAGCAACGCCTGGATGTGCGCGAGACGCGCCTTTGCGTCATCCATACGAGCGACAACCTCCGGCGCAGTCGCAAGTTCTCGCTCGAAGGCGAGTTCAATGTACCCGACGCCGGTAGTAGATGCGCGACGCACCAGCTGTTTCATGGACGTTTTGAAATCGACCGGCTGCTGCTCGCTCATCGCGTATGCAAACAGACACTGGAGAGTCTTTCCGGTCTTCTCGATCTGCGTGCGGCGCGCCATGCCCTGCTGCACGTCAGCAATGAGCGCCTGCGCGCTCTGGACCTGCGGCAGGATCTCAGGCGCAGGGACAACCTGCGGGATCGCAGCTGCGGCGGCCTGTGCCTGTTGAATGACCTGCATGGCCATTGTCAGACTGTCTGGCGTTTCATCCCACAGCTCGAAGTCCAACGTCTCGCGACGCCCAGCCACAGCTTTCGGGTTCTTTGCGTAGAGCGCGGCGGTCTTCTGTTTGACGTGCCGGCCAACGATATTCGCGGCGTATTTTGCCTCGCCCCAGCCCGCAGTTCGTCCTGTGCGTGCTAACTTCATATCGGCGCGCATTTGGTCGAAGTCTTTTTTGAAATAATGCTTGTCGGACTTGATCCGTTTCATGAGTTTATCGACAAGCGCCGCGTCGCTTTCCCGCGGTGCCTCGCCATCGGTTGCGCCGCCAGTCTCTACGGCTCCGGTTTCGTATTCTTCATCCATTACCAGTCCTCGGCGCTGCGGCGGTGACGTTCCGCCAGTTTCTCTTGTTGCTTCACCCAGGCGATCGTGCCGAATTTGGGTTCTGCGGGTTTAGGCTTTGCGGCGCTCGCACCAAATTGGCTCTGCAGGCCAAGGCCCAACAGCGACAGCATGTCGACGCCGTCGTCGTGAGTGCCGTTTGGAAAAGCGAGCATTTCTTCGACAAGCCACTCAAATTGCGGCCCCTTCGGAATGAACACCTTGCCCATGGCGACGCGCGCTGCGATTGACTGAGCGCGTTGCTCCTTATCGCCGATAGGTGTTACCTCGACGACGTTCATGTAAGTGCCGGTTTCCGCCATCCGTTTGTAGAGAAACGGCCCGATCGACTTCGAGATATGACCACGTTCCGCCCACCAGAGAAGCGGACGCATGTTGCCGCCCGCCATGGTCAGCATCGCCTCGACGGCAATGTCAGAACTTACCTTTTGGCGGAATAGGTCGACCAGCCAGATGTTATCCTGACGGTCGACGCCGACCTTGCCGAAGCACGAGTAGTCGTTGCGTTGGCCTGTTGCGACAGCGTGGTCGCTGGCGCCGTAAAATCGCAGATCTTCCGGCAGATCTGACATATCGTAGCGTTGGATATTCTCGCGACGGAACAGAACGCCGTCGGCAACAGTCGGGCGCTGCTGGTAAAGTGCTGCGAACCCCAGCGGATCCAGACGCTGTTGAGACTGCAAGAAATCAAGCCCGTAGTCTTCTTCCCACAGCGCCTCGCCTTCTTCGCGGCCCAGCGGGTCGTCTTCCTCCGCGATCGCAGGAATGCGGATGATCATCCATTTTTTCGCCTCGATCGCGTCGTAGCAGGGGTTTTCCGGGTCTGTGATGCGCCCCACGATGTCGTCGGAGTGCCACCGCGTCATGGTGATCATCACCAGCTTACGCCCCATGCGTCGCGTCATGGCCACTTTGGTAAACCAGTTCCACGCCTGCTCTCGGATCGTCTTTGACCGGGCTTCCTCGTGGTCTTTGTAAAGGTCGTCGATCAGCAGCACGTGAGCGCCACGTCCGGTCAGAGCGCCACCCCGGCCCACGAACACCAGACGACCGCCCTTCTCGGTCTGCATGTTGTCCTTGGCGTTGCCGCCGCGTTTCAGCTTGTGTTTCGGAAAGATCTGTTTGAACTGCGAGCTGGTCAGGATCGCGCGCGTATCGGCGCCAAAATCCTGAGCCATGGTGTCAGAATAGGAACCAACCGCAATGTTCCAGTCAGGGTGACGGCCAGAAATCCAGGCGGTGTTTCGCTTCGTCGCCAGCTCTGTTTTTCCGTGACGCGGCGGCATGGCGAAGATCACCTGCGTGCAAGGCGTGCCATCCGCGTGCTTCAACTCCCCCTTTTCAAACAGCGTCAAGATTTGAGCCACTTTTCGGTGGAAAAGCTGGTCCCGATAGGCCGATTTACTGATGTCGTTCGGGTCTGCTGCGTCCGGCATCGTGAATTTTGTGAACGCCATGAGATCGTCGCGTGCGCGAACGGCGGCCTCTTGCCGCTCCAGAAGCGCGATCTCTTGCTGCAGCTGTGCCTGCTGGTGCGCCGGATCCGCCAACTTCTTGGCCTCTTGCTCGGCCTCCCAGCCGTACCGTTTGCCGGTTATTGGGTTGATGGCGTTAGCGCGCGGCATTCAATATCGCCAATCGCACCGGTCGCGCCCGTAGTCGTTCTGAACTGCGATACTCTCCGCGTCAGCGCGATCGGTGCGGACAACGGCACGCGCGGTTTCAGGTTCGAACTCAATCGGGCCTTTCACGACGGTGCAAAAATCACCGGGGGCCACGCAGCTCATTACCGCGAGACAGCCGATCAACGAGCTCATCGTCTTCAAGGTTTTCAACATCCGTTTCGATCCTGTCCAGTTCGCGCCGGGTACGAAGCTCGTCTTTCAACTCTTGCTCGCGCTCCCATCCGCCGCGTTGCGCCCATCCGGCCCAGAAAACCCCCGCCAAAAGAGCGACGAGTAGCCCGGCCGCCACCAGGCGGAGCTTCCAGCGTGCGATCACAGCTCCATTTTCCGCCGGATCAGCAACCAGGCAGTCACCACCGCCCCGAGCACCAGCACGGCCCCCAAAGCCCACTGGACCGGCCCGTCACCAACAGCCAACACAGAAGCCCCACCCAGACCGGGCAGCACTTGCACGAGCGTTTCGGGTTTCAACCAGCTGTTGGCCTCTGTCGGTTGCGCTTTGGCCTGTTCCAGCGGGCGCGTATCGCGAGGTTCGACACCACGCGCCATGCGCAGCGCGTTGCCGATGACGCCCATCTGATCAGGCCACTGCCCTTTCGGGTCGATACCGGTCACGCGGATGGTCCAACCGCGCCCATTTACAGGGAAGCCTGTCTTCCGGTTTTTCAGAGAGCGCAAAAACGCCATTCGGGCGTCGCAATAATCCGCGATCAGCTTCACAACCCCGCCGGGGTAGCGCATGACCGCGCCAAGCGTGATCGGGCCCACAGATCCGTCGATCGTGACGCCCAGAACCTTCTGCAGATACCGCACCGCACGGGAGGGCGCGCTGTTCACGCCGAAATCGAATGCCGCATAGTCCAGCCCGTCCGGCAAGAGAGCGCCGCCGCATTGCGCCCAGTAGCCCTGGCGGTAGATGTCCTCGGCTTCGGCCTTCTGGAGGTTGTAGACGTCGTCAGCGGTCACAGGTCGACCGCGCCAACCTGCCAGCGTGCGCTGCGTGATGCCGTATTTCGTCGGGCCGCCGCGATCGCTCTTGCGGTTCACATAGCCGCCTTCGTGGCCAAAAACCAAATCCAGTGATTTTGCGAGATTCCTGTCCATGCGTCGGCCCCTGTTGGTGTCCAGTTTGTATGTTTTGTATACCGACAACATTCAATCAGGTAAAGCGCGACGAAAAAACCGCCAGACACGAGGTCCGGCGGTGGAGTAGGGGGAGGCAGTTTCAGACGCCTTTGCGTCTGTAGACTGTATGCCGTTTACGGGTTACTTGTCAACTGATCAAAGGCTTGCGAGGACGGTTACCCAAAGCCGAGTTTCTTTGCCAACATTTCAGCTAAACCGCGATCCCGCTCAAGTCGCTCGATCAGCCTATGGAACTCATCACGCTCTTTCGCCGCCTCGGAATTCTTGAACGCCTGCGACCAAGACTTTTTCCCTTGTATGTGCTCCGGCACTGAAAAATTACCGTAGTGATCGTTCTTTCGGTGAAGGGCGCGCAGCATGTCATTGATGCCGCAGGGGCTGCCCCCGACAATACCTACTGATGTTTGGTTCATCGGCTCTAAATTCTGGGTTGGCGCCATCGGCCCCGCTTTTGCCACATCCCTTGCAAGCGATTTAGGGTCAACCGTCGCGCCGGTCGCGATACCGCCACCAATGAGCCTTAAAATACCTCTGCGGTCCAACATCGGGTTACTTCCTTCCTGTCCAGCGGCCAAAAAGGGGCCGTGCCTGCTCATTTGTATGTTTTGTATGTCGATAAGTAAAGCCTTGTCGAGAGCGCGATGCCGCGGGCTGAACAATGTCGGAACTGTCTGGCTTTGATGCTGATCGTGCAAGACGGCGTTACGGGACAGGGCGGCGTGACGGGACGAATTGTCCGGTTCGGTTTTAAAACCGCAAATTTCTATGAGCACCCGGCGTGGCCGCAGCGTCGACGTTCGGACTGATACCGGGGGGCCGGTCCGGGGTCGCGATGCCCCGCCCGCGCCGCCTTAGCGGTTGCTAACTCCCTCACTAATACAGTGAAACATGCGCGTTATCAGGCACTTACAGCGCATAAGCCCGCCAGCGTTGCGCGCAATCACCCAAAAGCCCCCGATTCCGGCGCGTCCTGTCCTGCCTCTGGCGGCGTGATGTCTTTGGCCCCGTTTGCTAGGGCGGTCTGGATGTCGCGCAGCTGCGCAATGCGGTTTTGCAGTTCGTCGGCGGTCATTTCGTGCGGTTCTTTGCTGCCGTCGCCGTCCTGCCCCCCGAATGATCTATCCCAGACCAGTTTTGCGGCGGCCAGCACCACGCGGCTGTTTTCCTTGGGGTCTTTCAGGATCTTTTCCACCCTGTCCGTCGCCAGCGGCAAAAGGTCGTTTGTTACCCGGTCCAGCTCTTTGCGCTTGATAGCGGCGGCAATGGCAGGACGTTGCGACAGTTGCACCGCTGCGCTTGGTGGGTGCGCGTATCCCGCCTGAGTGGCAGAATAGACAGCATCGCCAGACGCCGCCATATGCTCAACAAAGACGCGTTCACGCCCGGTTCTCTTTCCCGATTTTCGCGGCATTGTAGCAATCCTTCTAAGTCATTGATTTACATAACTCTAACCGCCCCGCAAGTTGTAGCTACCGTTTAGGCAACGGCGGGGCAGCCTTAATCTCATCATAACGTATGCGCGCAATCTATCCAGCACCTATTCGATTTTGTATTTCATTTGTATGTCGGTTTGTATTGCGAATCACCATACAACCGTATATCTCTATGAACAGACAAAGGAGACACGCCATGCTTAAGATTATCGCCCATGACGCAGTGAACGACATTGCAGTTATCCAAACGTCCTTTTGCTTCAACGTCCGGTACGGCCTGCAAATCAAACCTTTCGACACCTTGGCGGAGGCATTGGACGATTTCACCGCCTGCCAGCGTCACGCCCTCGCTTGTGAAGGGATGTTTGATGAAAGCTAGGCCCGGAACAATCCGCGCCGCGCTTTGCCTGCCTGTTCTGCTGCTTGCAACGTGCTGGCCCCTTTTCCTCTGACTCCCGGATTTACCTATGACACACGCAATCTCATCCGTTTCCGCCGCTAACGCCTTTGCGCAGTTTCCCGGCCTGAAAGACTTCACAGAGAGTTACATCGAAGCGATGTACTGGGCCGACACTGGCGAAGAAGGGCAACCCAACAGCGATGCCGTCTTGAGCGCCGCTTTGCAGATAACGACGCTTGCCGACTGCATCGCTTTTTGGTCGCGCAACGCCTGCTGCATCAACGCAACCAAGGCCAGCCCCTCGCAAGCGGGTCATGACTTTTGGTTAACCCGCAACGGTCACGGTGCAGGTTTTTGGGACCGCCCCGAAACCTACAAAAGTGAAACTGGCGCATTCTACGGCGCAATGCTGACTGACGCCGCAGAACGCGCGGGGCCGGTTGAGATTTACGCTGGCGACGATGGCGCTATTTACGCCTGATGTATCTTTTGGCGACCGACACACACACACACACACAAAGGAAAAGCCAAATGACCAATTTCATCGCATCCGCCACCTATTCCCCAGAGGACAATAAACTGCGCCTGTATCCAGCCGCGCGGCTCGATCAAGAGACATTTCTTCGCGTTAAAGCGGCAGGGTTCAAATGGGCACCGAAGCAGGAACTATTCGTCGCCCCCAAATGGTCCTGCGCGCGCGAAGATCTGGCGCTTGAGCTAGCCGGGGAGATTGAACCAGAGGAAATGACACTGGCCGAACGAGCCCAAATCAAAGCCGACCGGCTGGACGGCATCGCAGCGAAGCGCGCGGCGCAAGCCTCTGCATTCTCCCTCGCTGCCCGTGACATCTCGGAACGCTTCGCGATGGGCCAGCCTATCCTTGTTGGTCACCACTCCGAACGCAAAGCCCGCAGGGATAAAGAGCGGATGGAAAGCGCACAGCGCAAGGCCGTGAAAGCCCATGAAGCAATCGGATATTGGCAGTATCGGGCCGAAGGTGTGGAGCGTCACGCGAACTACAAGAACGATCCGAAGGTGCGCGCGCGGCGGATCAAAACACTCCTGTCCGAGCTGCGCGACTGGCAGCGCCGCTTGAACGAAGCGCACAAGAACCTTGAGCTGTGGGAGAAAGCCGAAACCGATAAACAGATTCACGCGCTGGTAGGCTTCGGGAACTGTGCCACCTATGCAATCTATTCCAAGGTCTCAAGCGGTGAGATAACGTCGGCAGAAGCCAAGGCGCAGTGCATCGCAGCGAACAAGCGGACCATTGAAAGCCCCATTATTTCGCGCTGGATCACGCACACGCTCAACCGCCTAGCCTATGAACGGGACATGCTGGGCGAAGTGCCGAGGTTCCAAGGGGAGATTACCCCGACACTGCTGCAAATGTTCGTTCGCGAGCATGGCGCCGACAAGCCAAAGGGCGCCAAGGTTGATGACGATCTGTTCACCGTTGAGTGCGTCGCCCCCTTGCCTGCCCATATCGCGGACGGCTCTAGCGTTGAAATGTCTGGTGATGAATGGCGCGATCTAATGCAGGCTTGCGGCTATGTCCCGCCAGCCAAGAAACCAGCCAAGCCGCCTATTCTGAACTTCAAGGCGCCTAACGGAGAACTACGGGTGAAGTCCCGCGCAACATATCGCGGCGCGGATCCTGTTGAAACGCTTGAGCAGGTGGAGGTCACGAAGGCTGATTATTCCACGATTGGCAGTGACTACAGAGGGACGCGGCTATCGGAGTGCGGGGAATTTCGGATCCGCTACGGGCGCGCCCCCAACTCTAAGGAACCCAGTTGGCGCGCTCCATGGGTTGCCTTTTTTATCACCGACCAGAAGCAACACCCTACCCCGGAAAGCGTCAAAGAGCAGGAGCAAGCATAATGAACCGGCCCCGCATCTACGCCCGCCCCAACAAGCCCTTAACAATCCCCGTGCGCAAGCGCGGGAAGGTCACCCCTCTTGAAGCCTTTGAAGCCTTTGAAGCCCCTGAGGTGATCACCGTTGACAAGTTCACAGAATGCCACGTCACCCCTGACGATGTGGCGCGCCGTATGGTGGAATATCTCGGCCCGCAGGGCGATTATCTGACCTTGGAGCCAAGCGCAGGAACAGGCCAACTTGCGCGCGCCCTAATCGCCTCCGGCCACAGTATTTGTGAATTGACCATGATTGAGCGTCACAACACGCTTGCAAACGGCCTGCGTCGCATTGGTCCAACTCTCAACCGGTGCTTTCTCGAATATGCCGACGAGGTGAAGGGTAAAGCCGAATTTCCCCGGATCATCATGAACCCGCCGTTTAAGCAAGTTCGAGCGCACATCAAGGCAGCGTTGTCTTTGCTGAGGCCGAACGGGCACGACACGGCAACACTTGTGGCGTTGGTGCCCTCTACTTTTCGACACGACGAGTGCGAGCATTTAGAGGATCTGCCGGAAGACACTTTCGCAACCGCGCGCGTACGCACAAAAATAGTCAGAGTGCGCAGGGTGCAACTGTGATTGCCCTGCTTTTGGCGGCGCTGTTGCTCATTACAGCGCTGCTGTTGTTTGGGGCGGTGTGCTACTGCGCCGGACGCGCCTTTGCCGCCCTGCTGCGCGCCGTGACACGGCGATAACCGATATACTTTTGACCATGCGATAAGAAACGGATATGATATGACTGACAGCTCAATCAACGGTGGCGACGTGAACCGCATAGAGACAGAAGCACGCATTGCAAAGCTGATGGCGGAAACCGTGAAACTTGGCGCGGAGACCACAAAGCTAAACCGCGAAACGGTGCTATATCCGCTTGTCGTAGGGTCTGGCACGACGTTAGCGATAATCGGTATCGTTAAGCTCTTCATGTGATCCGCTCACAGCGCAGAAACAAGCCCCGCCCCGTGCGGGGCTTTTCGCATTTCAGACACCCCGCAAAAACGCACGCTCAGAACCCCAAACGCTGCTCTAGGCGGGCAAGGTAGCCTACCGCCCCGTTTCGCCCGCCTGGACCCCCTAAAATCGACGATTTGACGGCAACAAAGATCACTTCGACGCTTGATTGCGCACAATCGCAACCGCGACGCCCAATAATGCACCACCAATACCCCCGCCCAGAACCACACCCGCCAGATTTGCGGTGGCCTCCTCCGAATGGGCGGGCGCTGCGTCGTGCGACGTGAAAGCCACGAAAGCCGCATAGCCCAATCCGATCAGAGCCCCGCAGCCCGCCGCCGATCTCAATTTCCATTTCCGTTGCATCGCCTGACCTCCAGAAATTTCCAAAGCGTTTAGGTGAATTTTCCCGACACGGGGGAGCTTAACTTTTGGCCTGGTTGTTGGCCATCTGTATGTTTGCTTAACGCTTAAATGCTGCGGCGGTACGTTAAGCGTTAAGTGCGGCGATAGCTAATTCCTGAAAACCTGCAGCGATCCGCCATGGTGCGGTTGCGGCGGTAGGATAACCCCCCATAGGGGGTTATATCCGTATCGCCGCACTTACCGCCGCACCCGAGTTTGCGGCGGTAGAAAAAACGTACCGCCGCACTACCGCCGCATCGCCGCAACCGGACAGCGCGTCCCGCATTTTACGGGTATTTCGCATCAAATCGGACAAACTGTCTTGTTTATTTTTCACCCGAACGCCTCCATTTCGGACACGTTGTCCGCGCATTCGCTGGTAGCGGTCAGCTCGATGTAAAGCCTTTTGGTGCGGTGTGCGTCATTGCGACTGACCTCTTTGGCGTAGCCGCCCGCGATCAGCTTGTTGATGGCCCTCTTGATCCGGGCGCGGTCGCCCTTGTCTTCGACGTCCAGCTCCAGCGCGCGGGCGATGTAACGCCCAACCCACATATCGCCCGCTCTGTAGCTCTGGCGGTTCGCCCCGAGACGCTGTGCCTCGCCCACAGCGGCGACAAGGCGATCAAGGTCTCCCCCACCTAGCAGCTGTCCCGCCTCCCCGTCTCTGACCCCGTCCAGCCCCCCAAAGATCTCCACGACGCCGACAGAATCTCCAGACACCATGCGATCCAGCCCCTCGCCTTCCCCGTTCCCTAGGCCAACGCTGGCAAGCTTCATCCATTGCGTGCCGCCGCTGGCGGGCAGTGCCAGGTTGTTCTTGCCGTCCGAGAACCGGAACAGGCGCCCCAGCATATTCTCCAGCCCCAGATCCTCCGCCTCGCGTTTCGTCATGCGGGATATGGCGCGTGCTGATCGAGATGTGGCCAAAAGTGAGACCGCGCCGCGCGAGTGCTCGACGGTTGTTTCCTCGCCATTCAGCTTACGAACGTGGTGGACCAGCTCAACAGAGCAGCGGCAGTTATCCGCAATCCGGGCCCACTCCTTTGTCACGATGTCGATCGCGCCGTTGTCGTTCTCCGACACGCGATGTGTCGAGACGAACGGATCGACGATCACGGCGTCGATCTTGTTCTGCAGCAGCGTCTCTGTGAGGGCCGACGCTACGGGTTTCAGGATCGTTGCTCCGTCTCGGGTTTCTGCCGCGAGGACGATTTCCTTCTCTCGGCCGGTGTCGACAAAGAGACGGCCGTTGATGTCCTCGTGCGTGATGCCGTAATGGATCATGGCTGCTGAGACGCGGCGCTGGAGCTCATCCATGGGATCTTCGCCGTTCCACAGCCAGACCCTATGCGGGCCGTTTATGATGTCCTCGCCCAGGAGCGGTTTGCCTGATGCCATGGCCAGCGCCTCGACGATTGTCAGGGACGACTTACCGACGCCAGAGGGCGCGACGGTCGCGGAGACGAATTTGCGGATGTAGTGGTTGCCGTAGAGCCATTCACGCTTTGGGATCGTCGTCGGGTCTATGAGGCCAAACGGGGTTGCCGTGATCGGTGGGTGTTCGGGTTCTGCGGCGCGCTCGTCTGCGGCTTGCTGGTCGAAGGGATCCAGCGGCTTTTGCTCGATCGGGGTGAAGTGTGCTGTGGCGGGGTTAAAGTCGCCGTGCTGCTCCGCCAGCTGGTACAGCCAGGAGGCGCCCCGGCGGTAGGGTGGCTTCATCCGTCGCCAGTCTGACGCCACGACGTCGGGATCGTTCGATCCTTCGGCCCAGCGATCGCACCAGTCGTTGAAGATCTCCAGCGCCTCGTAAGGCTCATCGGGCAAGGCAGCTTTGATCGCATACCCCATATCGCGGTAGTGCTCGCGCGATGGGAAATGGGTTGAGGTGTTCGGGATCGCTGCGACAGCTTGCCTGACAGCTTTGAGATCGCCCGCCAGGCTCTCCTGGTTGATAGGACCACCATCGCCCTCAGTGTCCAGTTTTTGGGCCTCAGGGAGGGCGGCGCGCAGCTGGTTGAACAGCTCCGACAGGTCCGCAGGGTCAAGGACAGGCAGCTGATCGAAAGGCGTAATCTCTCTGGGCCAGCTGTAAGGCTTTTTGGTCTTTGGGTGGACGCCCTCGGCGACGAAGAACCGCCGGTCGCCCAGCAGCTCGACGCGTTCGCGGTTGCCGTTCTCATCGGGCGGTCCGAACTCCAGCTTGGTGTAAGGGACGTCCTCAGTGACGCGCACGAGATAAAGCGCCTTGGGGAAACGCCCGACACGGATTGGCGCATCAGGCGCCAGGGCGGCTACGGCGTCTCGGATGATCGCGGCGCAGTGCTCGTCCATCGTGTCAGCATCGATCGCGTAGAGGCCCTGACCGGTCTTGATGCCGACACCGGCCCCCATAGCAGCCCAACGGTGCAAATCCGCCTCATCGTGCTCGTAGGGAACCCAATCGAAAGAGAACCATTTCCCGTCGCGGCCCTTGATGCCCGGCACCTTACCGCGCGCGTCTTGTCTGGTTCCGAGGCGCTTAAAAAGAGACGATCCCTCGCTTATGCCGGCGTCGGGTGGAATCACAGGAACCAAACGGGTGTAGCCGAGATCTGCGTACGCCTCGAAGGCAGGAGAGAGGGCCAACATTACGATTTCAAAACAGCATATTGTGCCGCCCCGGATAGCGTGCTACTGTCCGTGGTGTTCATGGGATACCTCTTTTGGTTTTCTGGGATCGGGGGTTGAAACGGCGGGCTTAGGTCCGCCGTTTCGCTGTTATGGGGGCACAGCATATGCAGGCTTGTCTGATCTGTCAGCCCCCATTAGATACATCATTCAGACAGATCAATTGGCTCGGGGTTGTCCAGAAACTTCATCGTGCAGCCCGTGATCTCGCACAGCTTGTCCAGATATTCCTGATGGGGCCGTTGGCTTCGTCTACGGTAGGTGGAGAAGGCAGTTCGTGGCAGGCCGCACGCCTTGGCCCAGGAATCCATGCTCTCACCGGACACAGTGAGAGCCATCGCGACGCGCTCCCAGAACTCTTGAGTTGAACGCGCCAGAGGCTTTTGGTTGCGCCCGGGTATCAGCTGACGTTTCTGTCTTGGTACGCGTCTCGCATCGAACCAGCTGGCGGTGCCCGGTTTACCCATCGGGATCTTCCTTGTGGCTCGCGCAACAGTGATCCGGGTCTGTCGGGACCGCTTTCCCGTCGAACGAGCTGTAGTTTATCATCCCCGACGGTTCTGCAGTCATAGCACTCAAAATATGCTGCATTACCGGAGGCATTGATTTTGCCCAGAGGCAAAACCCTGGTTCGCCCGCGCCATTCTCGCCGTAGTGCGCGCAGTTTTGACACGTCTTTTCAGCCATCACCCTTCCCCTCAGTGCTGGTGGACTTGGGGTGACATTGCAAGCAAACGCTGCGGCTTCAATAAACCAGTCAGGAGTTTGGCCCATTGCGTGCATAGAAACGCCTCCATCCTCAGGAGCTAAAGCGTCATCAACGCGCTTCAACAGAGATGCGACCTTATCCCGTGCGGCCTGCAGCTGGGCGCGGAGGGCGCTGTTCTCAAATGCCACGGTTTCAAGGCGATCTGCTGCACGGGAAATGCAGTCGCTATCGTCCCAATCGTCATGAGCATGATTGCGTTGATCGCCCGCGATTTTACGCAAAGCTTCCACCGAAAGCCCAACCGCCTCTTTGCTTGTGTCAGTCATCGGGGAGCCTCCTGCGCGTCGATCTTGGCGATGAGCGCGCGAGCGTAGCTCACCGCTTCGCCCGCTGCCGCTTCATACATTTCTGACCCCGCGCCAAACACAGTTGCCGAGGCGGAACTGAACGCATTTCCTGACAGCAATTCTTGCAAAGCGGCCGCTGCGATTGGTTCGAGCCGCTTGCGGTAGGCTGCGTCGCGGGCAGGGTCTCTGGCAATCTCCGCCAATTCGGCCTCGTACCCCCGCCAATCTTCTATGTCGACGTGGCAGTTGTCGCACTTATCGTTTCCGCCAAAGAACGGTATGAAAAAATGAGGCTCACATTTTTTCTGCTGCTCATCCAACTTGTCACTGAAAGGGGTTTCCATCATGCCTCTCCTTCTGAGGGGTGTTTCGAAATCAGGTCAGGTCAAAGGCGGCGCGGAATTGCGCCGGGGCGTCGACGTGGCGGATTAGATTTTCCTTCCGTTCCCAACGAAGTTGCTCGACGTACCGCGTGAAGTGATCCAGGGTGAGGTCATAGAACTGGACGTAGGCACGCCCGCGATAGACGCCCGTAAGAATGACTGTGCAGTTGCCGCGAAACCCGACGTCAGCATCTATCTTCGTCAGTTTATCCAGCTCCGACAAGCGTTTGTCGATGACACGGTTTTGAGATTTCACCAGACTGTTAAGCCTGTCATTCTCTTTGACCAGGGCGGTGATCCCTAGCCGGTCTTGAAGCCATTTCTTAGCTTTGGCTCGCATACTGCTCTCCATCAAAGGGGTGCGGTTGGGGGTTGGTGCGTTTTTGGTTGGGGTTAGGTGGACTTATCTGCCTCGGGGCGACAGTCGGCGACTTCATCAACGGCGATGTTCCGGAACCGTCCATCCACAAATTCCGCGGTCGGCATGACCCACATCGCGCCATCCCAGAGGCTCCGGTAAATTGTCGCTGGGGTTAGATCGGCCTCGATCATCCCGTGCCCGATCACGGTGTAGAGACCGCCGCTTTCAACGTGTCGCCAGATTTCGCTTTGGTTATGTGCGCTCATGATGCCTCCGGTGCGTTTCAGGGCTGATGTCAGTTGGTCCGCGCAGCGCGCAAAAGTCGTAGCTGCGTCAGCTCTCGTGTCTGGTCGGCAACCGTCCTGCGGAGCCCTGCGCATTCGTCCGCCGTATCGCGCAGCTGCTGGTTAACAATGGCTAGTTGTCGGGCTTGGCGTGCGTTGTCGCTTGTGAGCTGCAACAGGCGTTCACGATACCCGGCCTCGTCGCCCTCCAGCGCTCTGTGCGTGGCCGCCAGATCCGCCATTACAGTTCCAAGACGTGTCCAGTTGTCCGCCATCAGATCAACCATTCGGCAAAGCAGATGCCAGCTGTGAAGCCTCCGGCCATCAGCATCACGACGGTCGCACCTTTCAGCGCCGCCTCGCGCTGGCGTTGGATCTCTTTGCCGACGCGAACTCCGCGGGCGAATATTTTCTCGCGCTCGTCTTCGATCAGTTTTTCTAAATTCACGGGAGCCTCCTATCCGAACGGGCTTGGGGGGTTTGTTTCGGGGGTTGGGTCTTGCAGCTCAGGGAAAGCTGCGGCGATGCACTCCGCCAAAGACGGACGGATGATCTCGTGTGTCATGCCGACCGGCATGTGGATCTCCAGCAGGACGCCGGCGCCGGGTTCGTAGGCGTAGACCCCGAAACCAAGGTGCGGAAAGCGAACACGCAGATCGTCCAGCGTAGGCATCAACCAAACGCCTCGGGCGGGGTAGCGACTTGCACGCCACACGCGGCAGCTTCCTTGCGGAGAGCGTCCTGCAGCACCTCGGTTTCTGTCCGGTCGGTGATCTCCGCGGCTTTGACGAGCGCCGCTTTGTCAGCGGGCGGGCAGAAGAAGGACACCCGCTTCGTGCCGTCTGGATATTTCTTTTTTGCCGCCATTCTAGGCTCCTTTCATTTGTATGTCTTTTGTATGTCTGGTTAACCAACATTGTCAACCGATGAAATCTTGATTTATCCGCAAACGATCACCCTAACGGCGAAAGCTACCGGCAGTAATCTTGGTATTAGTTAGCTATTTCAGTAACTTTTAGGGCCTTGCACGGCAAAAACGGTCGCACTAGCCCGTTTCCTTTTTGTATGCTATTTTCCATCAAACGACATACATCTGGAAGATGCGCATGGCCAACCCCCTCACCTACGTCAAGGATTATGACTTTTCCGCCTTCCAGGAGCTCCGACCCAGCACCCCCTTGCCGGGCGACCGGCTGGATGTCGAACTGCAGAATATCGAGGACGCGCTGGACAGCGTGATCGCAGCAGTGGCCAACGTCCGCCGTTCAGACGGCAAGCTGCAAAACGCAGTTGTCATGCCGGAATCACTCAGCGATGAGCTGCTGCAGCTCATGAGCGGGACGATCCCTCCGCCAGATACCGGGCTTTTGTTCCTGCTGGACGGTGTGGAGGTCGGGCGCGCCCGTACTTTCGACCTGACCGGCACCGGAGCATCGCTGGCGATTGAGAACAACGTCGCAACACTGGACGTTCCCGGCGCCACCGCAGGGGCGAAAACCTTTGCGACAGGGCAAGCCTTGCGCGACGATGAAACGGCCAGCTATCCTGTCGGGACCATCCTGTCAGTCGCGGCTGAGAGCACGAGCTACATTGTCGCCTCTCCAGTTGTCACGGATCAGGATCTGACCACCACGGGCGGCGTCAAAGCTTACGAAAACGGACCCGTCTTTTCAGACATGTACCGGCTGCGGGCGGCGCTGATCCGAGGGGATCTGCGCGACGGGCAGCAGGTCTCGTGCTACGGGCAGAGCTATACCGTAGACAGCACAGCGACAGGGCTGGAGAGCGCTTTTTGGGACTTTGGCGTCGATGGCCTGCGCCGGATCGGCGACCACCCCGACAACGTCTATCTGATGACGGCGTTTCCCGACCAGGACCGCACGCACCAGAACATGTACCTTTCGCGAAACGGCTCGACGCTACGGCGTTTGAACCAGTTTCCGATCAAGCGGGGTGAAGGCGGGGCGAACACCGGCGGGCGCGATAGCCAGCCTTTCTGGTCGCGGAAAGTCGGCCAGATCATCATGCCGGTCACGGGGCCCAACGGCTCCCCGTATGACTTCTCGTTTTACTTTATGAACGCTCTTGGCGATCCTGAGATCGTCAATTGTCAGATCCCCGGCACCAACCAGTACGGGGGTGTTCGCGACACGGTTCTGCCCGGCGCTACGCGTGCAGCGGATACGATTTGGGGGCCGCGTTTCCACAATGTCGGCGATGCGGTTTGGATGACGATCAGCCTCCGCACGCAGGACAACTACGAGGACGGGTTCGGCAACGATTCTCAGACCATGCGCCCTTACCTGGCCGAGGTGCTGGCCATCAATGATACCCCCGGTGCGCAGTCTATCACACTCGGACCGCCTGTCGCCATGGACATTGCCACGCCGACGACTGCCATGCTGGAACCGGACATCACCCAAGGTGACGACGGCACTTGGTTCGTGTGCATTAAGAACAGCGAAAACCGCAACATCGAGATCCACTCGGGGCCCAGCCTATTTGCCCGCTTCACGAAGCTGGTGACGCTCGATCTGGACAACACGCCTGACCCGGACGACGAAACTGACCCGAACAACACGCTGGACAGCCTGGAAGGGCCAATTTGGGTGCGGCGGGTCTATTACGACGCGGCGACCGGTGCGAAGCGTTTGCAGATCTCTGTGCAAGCAGCCCACAACCGCGGACCGACCAACGAGCTGATTGGCGTACCGGTTGAGTTCATCAGCTCCGGCGGGCCAGAAGGGCCTTATGGGCCTGCGCAAGACGTGAACAACGGTCACTCGATGCGCAACGGTGATATTGTCAACATTGCCTTGGAACCGGACCCGCGCGCACTGCCAGCACTGCTGGCCGCTGCGGCGTCTTACGGAGGCCAATACCCTGCGCAAGTCGAGCGCGCTATCCTGCTACCAGAAGGCACCAAGGAACTTACTCCGCAGCAGGACGTGCTCTACGTTGTCGACGGGGCGGACTACGTGTGCGATCTGACGATTGACGCGATCGAAGGTCGCCGGTTCTGGCTCGGGTGCCTTAGCCCGAGTGCCGGCACAAAGATCAATGTGCAGAACAACGCCAATTGCGTCGGCCCCGTTGTTGTCGGCGGTAACGGGTTCGAGATCCGCGAAGTCCTGTATGTCGAAGACATCCTCGACAAGTATCTCGTCACCTCCAGCTATCTTGACGGCAGCGGGGGCTCTGGCCTGTCGGACTGGAGTGAAGACGCGAACGGCAATTTCATTCCGACGGTTGACGGTAAGAGCATCGGCAACAGCGACAACCGGGTGCGAGGTCTGGTCTTCCAAGCGCGCAAAGCCGACGGAACTGTCGGGACCAACCATGCGGAGGCATTTCGCGCGGAAAACGGCGCGCCCAAATTTGGTGCGATTGGCGACACGACCACCAATAACGGCGAAGACTTCGCGATGTACGAGACGTTTTACACGCCTGGCATCACTTCCGGGGTTCATATATGGAACCCCGGCTTGGGTTGCGGGATGCGTTTTGCAGCGCTGACCGGCGATCTGGAAATCGACATGGCCAATATGAAAAACGGCTTTGGTTTTGGTTTCTATATCCCCCAGGCCAATTCTCACACTCTCACGTTGACCACGTCGGACACGATCGAGTGGATCACCAGCCCTGACCCAGCCGTGCTTTCAGGCGGTCACGCGGGCGCAGTCCTTATCGGGCTGCGGCAGATCAGCGGCGGCTTGATCTTGGGCGCGGCAGTGGAGAAGTAGGCATGGATTTTTTCAACATGGTGCTGTTGGCTGCGGCGAGCCGGGGAGGGGGTGGCGTGACGTGGACTATGACGGCGGGGGGCTTTTTCTCCGGAGGGCAAAACAATGTAGGATATAGAAGGTCTGTGGCAGGAGCAATTAGCTCTGAGCCTATCCCTGGCCACCCAATAGATATTCAAGGTTCTCGTCCAGGATCTCCAAATTCTTTTATTACTCTTTCCTTCGTCGGAGATGCCGTCGCGCAGATCTCTGGGTTTACTGAATTCGTCGTAGATGGCGTTGTTTATCGCATCCAAAACCCACGATTCTTCTCGACCACGACGGTATGGGAAACCTACCCAGACGGTCAGCCCTCTTATGTCAACGGCCAAACCTATGTCTGCGAGTTGCGCTAGCCATGGACCTCACAGCAATCATCAAACAGCAAGGTGGCGCATGACCGAGGATGAATGGCGACGTGTCGTCGAACGCCGTTTACAGGCGCTGGAAATGAGCAACGCCGTGGATGAGGTTCATCGCACCAATGTGGAGAAGCGTCTCGATTCAATCGAAGATATTCTCCGCTGGCTGGTAAGGCTCGTTGTCGGCGCGATGATCATGGGTGCGATCGCCTACGCCCTCAAAGGAGGGTTCAGCATTGACTAAGAACGCGCTCATCGCCGCCTTTGCCATGGCCGTTGCTGTTTTCGGGTCAGCTGTCGGCGGGCAGGTTGAAGGTTACTTTTTCCCCGTGGCAGGCGAAACCAGCTTTGATGAGGTGAAACCGAAGGGTCTGACGCATGTTCGGATAACCGGGCACAGTGTGAAACTCCGAGATTGCGCTTTCTCCGGTATCGAATTTCGCACCGAGATAGGCACAGTAGCGGCCATCACATTCGAGGAAGGCACCCGAGACCGTGGTGAAGGGGTGTTTGATTTCGGGCCGTGGATTGTCCAGCTGACGCCCGAACAACTCGACATGTCTAATGTGGTTGTCTTCCATCGGTGCCATCCGCTGTGGGCGACAGAAACTCGCTGGTATCCTTAACGCTCGGCTCGTGCCAAGTCCTTCTCGCGGAACCGCTTTCCAAACTCCAACGACCAGTGATCGACCTCATCACGCAGATCCGCGTCAGATGGCTGTGGCCAGTTTGAGCCCGATATGAACCCTGCACTCCGCAGCCCCTCTGACAGCGCGGTCATGTCCAGCAACGACAGATCTTTGAGCGGGTTGTCCTCCGCACCGACCTGACGCCATTGACGCACGATCTGACGATACGGGAACACCTCGCACCCGGCCAGCTGGCGAAACAGCTGCTCCAGGCTGTAGGTGGCGCCAACGAGCCGCCGATTGATGATCCCGACCCGGCAGCCCCGCGGGACGGCGAACCCCGCCAGAAACATCGCTGAGCAATCGCTGGCGAGGACATGGCTTGCAGTCCGGTAGACCTCGATCTGTTCGCTCATGCTGTGTTCTTGCGGGTGAAAGATCAGATAGCCCTCTGCCGCCAGATACTCCTCGATACGATCCTCGAACAGGAACCGGCCGTTTTTGGGGAAGCGACTGCGGGATATGTAGATCTTGCGCTGCGGGTTAGAGGGCAGGCGAACGGCACGATCGACAAAGGCGGAGAACTCCGGCGTTCCAGCGGCCATGTCCTTCAGGCCGAAGCCCTGTTCCGGGACCACCAGCTGTCCAACGGTTGCGGGTTCGGTCACAATCTCGACGCGGTGCCCTGGCGTAAAAGTCTCCAACACCGCCTTTGCCGGATCTATCAGACGCGGCCGTGCGGCTTTCATGTCCCGCGCAAAGAACAGGATGCCGTCGATATCGCCTGCCTGATCAAGCGCCCATAGCCGCCCCGTGCTTTCCGCGAGGGTGTGGCCGAAGTGGGGCTGTAAAATCCCGCCGAACAGGTAGCGACCATCAAAGTGCTTTGCGGGGTCCGGCAGGGCGTCGGGAAGGGCAGAGCGCGCTTCACCCGGTTCCTTCCATGACACCGCCTCAGAACACAGCGTCCCGTCAGCACCGAACACTGTGGCAGATCGTTCAGAACGCGTGGCATCCGTCCACGGCACCAGCAGCGGGTTATCAAGCTCAGTGCTGCGGTCAGAGGGTGCGCGGTACGCGAAAGTCGGGGTCATGCGGCGCAACCTAGGCGGCACCCGACCCCGACACAAGCCCCATCAGTCTTTCCGATAGCGCTTACCACGCCAGCCGCCCGCCGTCAGCGGCATACCCTCGGCCCAGTCCGGCAGTTCGCAAATCAGCTTCTCGAAAGCCCCAAGATCACCGAAACCGCGCGGCACCTCGGCGATGATCTCGTCATAGACATGCGCAATGATCGGGTAGCCGGCGCCTTCGGCCTTGAACATGCCGTTCACCAGCAGATCACGCGCAACGGCCTGCGTGTTGTTCTCGCAATACAGGCCACCGTACATGCCCTGGCGCCGCCATTTCTTGGTCGTGCTGTCGACAGACATGACGGTCACTTTGTCAGAGGTCCGCCCGTCGATCTGGATGACGCCCTTGCGTTCCCCGCGCTCGGCTTCTGACCGGTCCATGACCTCCGCATCCGACCAAGTGCCATCCTCCAGTTTCACTTTGGCCCAGACCTGTTCTTTTAGCCGGGGGGCACCATACGCAAGGCACCGGCCGGAGGGCAGAAGCGCCCAGAGGAAACCGAACCGAACCACGTATTTCACGCGCGCGGCTTCGGCCACATGGCCGGGGTTTTCAACGGCCTCGCGCCCTGCTGTCTCCAGATCTTTCCAGCTCTGTGCGATGGCGGAGTTCTGCGCGCGCCAGCCGTTTTTGATCAGCTCGCAGGCAACCCACGTATCACGAGGCAGTTCGCGTGCCCGGGCCTGATTCCGTTTGTAGTTCGCCTCATAACGCTTGCGTGCTTTGACGATATCATCGTCAGAGGCGTTGGCGATGACCGGCGGGGCGATGCTATCCAAATCCACGCCGTAGACCCGCGCGAAGGTGTAGAAGGCATTCACACCCCCTTGGAAACCAAGGCCAAGCTCCGCAGGTTTACCGACCGCCTGGCGCGCCCAGTGGGATTTCGTGACTTCCTCCAATGGCAGCGACAGGATGCCCGCTGCAGTCTGGCGGTACAGATCAGGAATCGACGGATCCACGATGATCTTGTGCATCTCGTCAAGCTTCCAGCGCTCACCGGCCAGCCACGCGACAACTGCACCTTCAATACCTGAATAGTCGGCTTGGATGAGGTCATGCCCCGGCGCTGCCATGATGAAGCCCCGGATCGCATCGGACAGCAGGTGCAAAGGCCGCCCCAGATCCGGCCCATACATGAACCGCAAGTAGTCCGGGTCGCCGGTGCGTATCGCCTCAAACACAAGATCCTGCCGCAGAGGTTCGTATGTCTTGCGCGGGCGCGGCATGTTGGCGAAATTGACGCCCATGCTGGTCCAGCGCCCGGTGCCTGCGCCGCAATACAGGAAGGTGCCGCGCACACGGCCATCTTTGCTGGCGCGATCGAGCATTGCCTTGATCTTGGACGTGGATGTCTTGGCGGCCTCCTGGCGGGTCTCCAGCGCGTCGCGAACATGGCTCGGCAGATCGGGGTAAGCCAGCACATCGTCAAGGTCAGCCTTGGCCAGAGAGGCCACCGCTACGCCCTGGTCATTGGCCCATTTCGTCAGCTTTGCGACCTCGGAGCATTTCCGAACCGCACCGCCGGTCACAGCTTTCATCTGCGCGTCCAGCTGCAGCTTTGCCTTTTCGGCAATGCGGAGGGCCGCGCGCGCGGTCTCTACATCGATGCGGATACCGCGGTCGTTGATCCTCTCCGACATCACGTAAACTGACTGCTCATAGTCTGACAGCGGCACCATGCGTTCGTCCGCTTCGGCTTCTGTCTCTACATCACCGTCGCAGTAGACGTGGAACTTCTCGAAATCCTCCGGGTCGTCTTCTGGTTCCGTGAACATTGACCGCGCTTGCTCGTGAACCCAGATCCTTCCATCTCCGCCGCATTCTGGGCACGTGTGCGCATGATCTGGATCGCTGTCCAGCGTCCCGAAACCCAGGCAAACGGGACAACATGTTTGGAAAGACCTCGCGGGGCGCTCCTTGTTCGGGATGGAGAATTTGCGGATTAGCCGCATTCCCTCCTTGTCCTTTTTGACTTTGAGGGCCAACGCGTCGCCCAGCTTATCAAGGCTGCGGGGTAACTGCAGGGCCGCAGCCGTGGCCGCCGTACATCGGGCCTGTTCAGGCTTTGGCAGCGGCCAGTTCCGGTTTTCATGCAACCACTGCAGACAGCGCGCCTCAAAAGAGCGGTTGTGCGCGGATGTCATGACCCCCTGTTCGACGAGCTCCACGTATCGGGCGGGCGGAGCACCCCCGTCCAGATCGTCCCAGCGAAACCGCTCGTCACCGTATTTGAATGACCCGAGCAAAACCCGCGCGTTGGGGCTCTCGAAATAAACATAAGCCCCGTGCTTCCGCAGATCGATGTCACTGCGCGTCTCAAAGTCCATTTCCAAGGTGTGCGTCATAGATCGAACTCCAATTGCATTGCGGAAAGCCCGAACCGATTACGGGCGTTCATCTGGGGCGTGGCCCACCGGAGGTTGCTTCGGGTGTTGTTCAAGCTGTTCCCGTCGATGTGATCGCCGATCGTGTGATTGGGCGACGGCGGTCTTACCCCGCTGCGGATGAGAACCAGCTTGTCGAGAAACAGAAGGACGCCGCGCTCGCTACGGACGGCGTAGCGCTTGGCATTCGGGTCTTTGGCGTGTGTCACGAACCAATTGCCGCGCTCTGCCGCGAAGACGGCGTCCTGTTCATCGACGACACAGGCCAGCTCATAATCCTTACCGCTGCACAACAGGAGAACCGGCATCACCCAAACGCACCGCCGGTGGATCCAGGCTGGGCGTCCGGTTGGTTACTGTGGCCAAACAGCCCGCGCACGGCCTGCTCCAGACCCTTGGCGGGATCATCGCACGGCACACACTGCCAGCCCCCGCCGACACGCTTGGCGTTGGCCTGCCACGCGCCATTACGGCTGTAGAGCGACAAGGTATCCAGAAGACCTGCCTCATCGGCCTTCTGGATGAGCTCCGCCAGTCCCATGGCGTCATTAACGGCCATCGGTCAGTTCCAGTAGTTTTGCGTCCGTCAGCTTTGACGCGCCCGTGACCGAACCGTCGCAGAGGCGCCCCAGGCTGTCCTTGCAGAGCGCTTTCTCTGTGAGAAGCGTGTCCATGCGGCACTTGTCTTTGGAGGTAGAGCCGTCGGCGTAGAGCCGGATGTAGCCGCCCGCGGAGGCTGCAAACAAATAGCCGTTTCGGGTGTAGAGATCGGCGACTTTGTAGACGCCTCCAGCGACCAGCACAGCGGTGTCGCCCTCCAACTGCTTGAATAAGCTCATAGAAGGCCCTCCTTTTCGGCGAACCACTCTGCGCAAACGATATCGGCGTCGCCGACATCCAGAGTCTCGCCGTCCAGAAGAACGGAGCGAGGAATCCAAGCGGTTTGCTGTTCTTCCTCGTCCTCCCAGAATACGGCGCTGTCGGTTGTCCGGGTTATCTGCCCCGCCAGTGTAACTTGGCGGCTCATCCGAACACCGCCATGCCGAGCGCTTCGGCATACATCGACAGCACCGCATGTTCTTCCGCGATGTCGTCTTGGTCGCGCTTACGCAACGCGACGACTTTGCGGATGACTTTGGTGTCGTAGCCGCGGGCCTTGGCCTCCGCCATGACCTCTTTCTGCTGCGCGGCGATGTCTTTTTTCTCGGCATCAAGACGCTCGAACCGCTCGACGAACTGGCGCAGTTCACTCGCTGTCACCCGGTAGTTCTCGCCCGCGGCTTCGCTGTTATGACCTATCTCTGACATGATGACTTCCTTTATGGTCAGCTTACGTCGGCCAATGATGGCCGACGTATATCGTTATTTCATACAAATCAGCCGAAGAAGTTGGCCGCGCCATCGCCTTGCTTGGCTTCGTCGGGCACGCTGCCCTCGTCAGCGATCGGGGTGAAGTAGTCCTCGGCAGGGCCGACCCCGCCGCCACCCAAGCTCTCACCGCTGCGCGATTTGAGGACCATGGAAACGCCGAAGGTCAGGCCCTTGCCATTTTCCTTGTTTTCCCATGTGAAGGCGTTCACCACCGCGTAACCATAGTCGCCGGAGCCCAGTTCGGGCTTCTCGGTGATCGGCAGCAGCTGGCCATTCAGCAGCTTCGGACGGTATTCTTCGCCGGATGTGCAGCGGATGAAAATGTGGCCGGGGAAACCCGCGTGCGGTTCGCCTGTTTTCTTGGATTTGCCCTGCGGCCCGTCGCCGTCAAGAAAAGGGGATTTGATGAGGCCGTCGGCGACCATCTGTTTCGCCTTCTCGCCCCATTCCTCGACAGCTGCGTCCATGGCGAGCTGTTTCAACGGACCGATGTCGGCTGTCTTCGGAAACAGCATCGTGACGTTCCACTGCTTCTTGCCGCTCTGTGTGGTCTGCAGTTCAAACAGCCCCTGCGTGAAGGCAAAACGCGCTTCGAGGCCGTGCTTCTGTGTGGATAGATCTGCGGATCGTGCCATGTGGTTTACTCCTTGATGGCTTCAAAATGCTGCTCGACAGCGGACACTGCCGGGCGGATGGTCCCATCCTGGCGAACCAGATTGGTGCCGGTCGTTGGTGTGGTCGAAAGACCTTCGAGGGCCGAAACGTCGGCCTTCTTCTTTTTCATCGCTTCGCGAATTTGCTTGGGCGATTTAGCTTTGGGGGCGTTGAGTATTTTGCTGTCTTCGACACCCGCTTTCCGTGCCGCAGCGAGAGCCTTTTTCTCGGCCTCCGCGTCGACAAATTTTTCGCGCCCGACCTTTTCGACCAAAACGTAGTTGGTCGGTGGCTGGCCCATTTCAGCCATGCGGTGACCATGGGCGCGTAGAGAACTGACCCAACCTTCAATCATGTCGGCGGCGTCGAGGTATTTCCCGACTTGAGCGGGATCGCCTACGTCCGGTGCGTTCTTGATCGATGGCGCTTCGGTGATCGGGTCGAAGTAAAGGCCAATGGACGCCTCTACTTTCGTCCGCAGCGCCGGGCAGACTGCCGCCACTGGGCAGAACGTGTCGCGGCAGTGATCGCCCGGAACGAGCCATTTTTCCGCCCAGGCTTCCTCAGACAACTCGCCGGTGATGGTGGCGCGTTCGTCCATGGCCTGTTTGGCTTTGTGCATCGCAGCCAGCATTTCACTGGTCCACAGCACCAGCTCGCCGACAGTGAACGTCTCGGAGCGGATCGGCCCGTCTTTGTGACGCGCACGGGGTTGGACGATCGTCACCTTTACCGTGTCGACATCCAGCCCCGGATTGGCCAACACCGCGCCAAGACCGTAGGACCGCAGCTGCGGGTTGCCTTTGGCTTCTACCACGACGCCGCGACCACCTTTTAGATCGACGACTTCCAACTCTTTGAGCGCGGGTTTGAAGATCACCGCGTCGCCTGTGCCGCCTGCATCGAAAGGGGGTTTGAGGTCATCGAAATGGAAACGCTGCTCAATCCACAACTTGGTGTTTGGCGCCTCAGATTCACTGCGCACGTAGTCGATGAACTCCTGCGCGCAGTCGGCCATTTCCTCGTCGACAACGAAAGAGTGCTCTTTCCCTTTCAGGGTTTCGCCGATGAACCGCTCAGCGTCGCTGCCATCTCGCAAACACGCTTCGCTGATCTCATGCGCGCAGGTGCCCCAATCGGCGGCTTCGCTGGATTTTTCAGGCCAATCCTTAGTCACCTCCAGGATCAGCCCGAGCGCGCCCGTACAGGTCATGTTGCGCTTCGCGGACGAAGCACTCCATGTCGCATGGGCACGCTCTGCGTGGTTCGGGGCCTGCATCAGGCGCTCTCCCCGTCAGGCAACCCGTTGACCGTTTCGTGATCGTCTACGGGCATACCATCGATGATCATCAAGGGGTCGACCTCTTGCATACGAGCGACAGCGTAATCAGCCATCGACACCCGACCGCCCGGCTCCCACTTTTCGACAACACGGGCCGTCACTGCACCGAGACTGCCTGCCTGAATGCGGTAACCGCGCTTGACGTATTTGATCACCCGCATGAGAGACCCGCCCGCTTCTTCGTCTCGCGCAGGCGAAGTGTAGACCAGCCGTTTTGCCGCAAGGTCGGAGTAAAAAGTCGGTCCGACCAAAGAGGTGAAAAGACCATCTGCCCTGACGTACACAACCGCCTGGCAGATCGTGAAATCGAACTCGTCAACGATTGCTTCGGGCGTTTCGTAACGCCAGCGGGTGATGAACTGCAACGGCAGGCGATTTTCGGTCGCCAGCGTAATCGCGTTCTTTGTGCGCAGAACCCGGGTGTGGTCTTTATCGCGCTGTCCTTCAACGGTCGTCGCACAACCTGAAAGGAAAGCATGGGACCGTCCGAAGAAGTCGATATCGCTGACATCCTCATTTGCGATCACTGCGCGGATGAACCCGCCGCCGACAAACAGATCCCCTCGGTTCGCAAGCATCAGCGTGCGAACGTCTTTAGGCAACCGCCGGACGACAAGTTCGAGATCAGCTTTTTCAAGTTGCTTGTGCATCAGCCCTTAACCTCCCGGTCGAAGGGGTTTTTCTCGATGGCTTCGCGCAGAGCCAGCACAACCCGACCGTAGGCCGCCGGATCGTCAGGCAGCATGGACAAGCCGGTGATGTCGGGGCCCATTGCGGCGACGAAGATCTTCGGACGGTCCTGATTGAGCACGACCATCTTGCTCTGATCTGCGCGCTCGCCGTCGTATTTGCCCGCGTAGTTGAGCATTTCGGCGATCACGTCGTCCTTGGTCGCAGTGAACGGCGCGTCTTCTGTTTTTTCCGGCGTCTCTTTGTAGGCATTGAGCTTTTCAATCGCCGCGCCGATCTGGTCTTCGGGCACGTCATGAAGGCCACAGCCCAGCAGCTCAGGAATGATCTCCATCGCAGCGGCCATGCCATGCAGCTTCTGGAAATTGCCAGCGGCCTGTCGAAGATCATCCAACGTCAGAACATCAGACTTGTTTGCGTCGACCTCGGCGGCCTCGTCAGCCGCGTCCTGCGCCTTGTCTTCCGCGCCGGTTGGGTCGATGCGCTCATCGCCGGTCGAGATGTTCGGTGTTTCGGCGCTGATTTTACCCGCTTTCAAATCGGCCAGCAGCTGCGTCGCGGGGACGTTGGTCGGGATGTAGTCTTTGTCACGAGGCCAAAGAGCTTCGATCTCTTTATCCTCGGCCATCTGGTCTTTGTTGCGGCGCGTTTTACCTTCGTCGGCCTGACCGAACGGGCGAGGCGAAACATCCACAGAGACGTCTTCAACTGTATCCGACTTGATATCTTCATTATCGACACTGTCGACAAATGCAGGCTGATTGCATTCTTCACCCGGCAGATCTTCGTCCGGCATCGGAAGCGTGACGCCGCGCGTGAAGCCAATCGCGGACATCGCCCGAGCCAGATATTGCGGCGCAGCCCCGGCTTTGATGTCGTCTTCGGGGATAGTGACGTTGATGCTCATAGTCATTTCATGACCTCATTGATGGTTTTCATTTTCCGCAGAAGGGCGTTCTGGATCGGCTCATCGATAGAACCGGCAATGGTCGCGACGCGGACACGCGGCCTTTGTTTCTGGTTGTGGTTGGTAATGCGTAGCGCCATTTGCGACCCGTCTTTCGGCACGCTGGACATCTCCACAAAAATCATCTCTGCGGCAGCGGAAAGGTCGATGGCTTCGCCTGCCGCCTGGATCTGCGCAAGGAAAACACGAGGGCCATCCGGCGTGGAAAACGCCTCCACATTGGCCTCTCTCGCGTTGGTTGGCGTAGACCCGTCGATCCCCGTCACGCCGAATTTTTCCAGTCCCTCGATCAGAATATCAGCGACGTCGCGGTGCCAGAACGCGAGCACGATCTTATCCAGGTCGTTGCCCAGTTCTTCCTTCACGAGATCCACGATAGCGCGGGCTTTTATGCCCCCGGTCAACCGCCGCAGCGGCCCCAAATGCATGTCGAGACTGGTGGTGTTGTCTGCGTCGATGGCCGCTAGTATCTTTTCGAGATCCGCCGTTTTTTCGGCCTCTTTTCGCGCTTTCGCCGGGACGATCAGAGGTAGCGTGTCATATATCGGAGCGGTGATTCCGACGTCTTGCTGAGTGCGGCGCAGCATCAGACCGTCTATTCGTTGGCGCAAGTCGTCGAGGTTCTTGCCTTCCATGATCACCCGCACAGTCCGGGCGTAAGGACCGTTGCCGATCTTCTTCGGGCGCCACTTGCAGAACTGGTTCAGGAAATCTTCCTCAGTGAGGTAGGGGTCGATCCGATCGGGCGCGCCGAACCGCAGCACTGGAAACAGATCAAGAGGGGAATTTGGCATTGGGGTGCCCGATAGGCACCAAAGCCGGTCGCCCGCCCCGGCAATTGCGCGAGTGGGGTCTAACAACCCGCTGGTGTCCATTTCTCCGAAAACCGCGCACGTGCGTTTAGCATCAAACGATTTTCCGTAATGGGACTCGTCGAGAATAACGACAGACCAGCGGCGGGCGAGAAGCTGGAACAACAGCTTCGGGTTGGCAACATTGGGCCAGCCGGTAATCGCAACATCAGTTGCGTCGGCCAGTTTTTCCTTTGGGGTGACGATCTGGACGTTGCGGTCGAACGCGGTCCAGTCCGCGAACCCTTTTCTCCATACAGGTCGCCCCGAAGCAGTCGTCACCACAAGCACAGAGCGGGCCAAACTGATATCCGTCGCCATGATCGCCGCGCCAGTCTTGCCGACACGGGGAGCATCAGCCAGAAAGGCAAAATCGCGCTTCGATAAAAAACGGGCGCCTTCTATCTGGTGGGGGAACGGTTTCACAGGATGGCCTAGCAAGTCAGGAAAGTCAGGAAAGATATTTTGTATGTTTTGTATATCGTAATAACATACATATTAACCAAGATCAGTCAATCGGCTTTCGCGTCCAACCTTCGATAAGCGCGGCAGCGGCGCCTGCAGGACCGCGATCGTCGATCAAGTTGCCTGTCTCCTGCGCGTCCAGCAGAATTGCGCAGCACGCCATGACGTGCGCCAAGTGGTGTTTGCCGCTGTCCGTAGCCGCGTCTTCGCCATCCCGCCACGCGAGCAAATGCCGCCAGATGGCGTCTTCATAGACCGAAGCGGCGACGCTGTGCTCTCGCCAATTGAACAGCCCGTACTTTTCCTCACCATCCGCCATCGCGCCGCCCAAATGCAGGATGGCAGCGGGAGGAATCGCGCGGAGGCTGGGCTTCGTCATCCCTATCCGTGTCTTGGGGTTACTGTCGGGCAACGAAGCGGCTTTATGGATATCTTCGTCAGCCATTTCAGCTTTTGTACGCGGCCAGGTCTGCTGTTTGGACCCCGTTTCGTCGCTCCGGCAAGCAGAGCATTTATAGCTCGCAATATCTGTTGCGATTCTACCCATCTCGCACGCGTCGCAATCGCTCCGTACCTTTTTCATCCGAACACTCCTTCGTTTCCGGGATTTAGGGGTTTGACGACAATCCATGTCCCTGGCTTGTCGCCGTAAAATTTCTGCACCCGCCCATCGACAACTTGGCCATCGTCGATCCAGACGACTTGATTCAGCGCGTCCACGACCTTTGCGAAGTTGTCCCAGTCAGGTTTTTTGATGGGTCGCTCGATACCTTCTCGGGCGGCTTTTTGACGCTTCTTCGGCCAGCTCTTGGCGATCGGCATCACGATTTTCATTTCGACGATGAGAGGTCCGTCCAGCGGAGCGCGCGGCCCCATGACCTCCTGCGCCGCATACTTCAATGCCGCCTCAAAATTGCGGGTTTTCTCCGGAGTGTAGGCGTGCCCGGTTTCTTTAGCGAAACGAGGTCGGCCCTTGGCCACTGGTGTCCCTAACACAGCGATTTCGATCATCCGAAAACCTCCGCATTGTACCTGGTCACAGCCGTTGCGTAGTGCGCGGGATCGATCTCGAAGCCAATGAACTCGCGCCCTGTCTCTCGGCAAGCGACCCCAACGCTGCCCGAACCGCAGAACATATCCAACACTGTCTCCCCCGGCAGGGACGACGCGAGGACAAACTCCCGCATGAGTTCGACAGGCTTTTCGTTCGGATGGCATTTTCTGCCTGCCGGGTTCTTCGCTTCGATGAACTGCTTGAGCGACGGGTTGTAGAGCGTGCGAGCGACCCCTTTGCGAAACAGAAACACCAACTCGCCGTTTTTCATCCCCCATCGATTCGGTGTGACTGTGTTTTTGATCCAGCCGCCCAAATAGTGCGTTTTAAAGCCCGCCAATAGCATCGCGTCTTCCGTAGACCGCCGGTTCAATTCGTTAGTGAACAACCAGACATGCCCCGGATTTTTCAAGACACGGTAGATCTCAGCGGCATAATCTATGGCGCGGATCGCGTTGTACTCCAGGCCGCCTTTGCCGTCGTTCACGGCCAACATTCCGCCCGGCAGTTTGTGCTTGTCTGGATCAGCAGATCGACCGCCGCTGATAGTTTTGTAAGGAGGATCCGACACAATACAGTCAACCGATTCGCTGCCGAGCAGCGCCAGTCCGTGCATCGCGTCGGTGTGATAGATCATGCCGCCGCGCTCAGACAGCTATCTGCGGCACGCCGCGCCAGAACCCGCAACCGTGAGCTGCAAGTGAAACGTGCCAGCAAGTCCAGCTCATCCCTACTATCTGACGCAACGTCAGGATCGTAGCCTCGTTGACGGAAAAGACCCAACGTCGCGTGCATGGTATTCCAGTAGTGCTGCGTTTCAATCTCGCGCTGAGTCATTGTGCCGTCTCCAGATATTTGGCCAATGGAACAGGCCGACCTTTTTCGATCTCCAGCACGCAAAGCGCTCGGATAACCCAATTGGCCGGCACATGCCCGCGACGCCCCCACTTCCGGGCGGTGTCAGCTGGGAGGTCATCGAAGCCGTACAATCTCATTGTATGGCGAAAGCGGGTCATGTCTGAAAAATGATCCCGCAAAAATCGCAGACTATCGAAAACCATGTCGCTGTCCTTGGCTGATTTGTATGGTTTCTTGGTTAACGATTCCGAAACTAACCCGGACAGGTTGTCCTGCGCAAGACAAACTTGCCCGATAATGCGATTGACTTCACCACTCAAACAGACATACACTTGGCATACAGTTTATTGCTAGGAGAGAGTTGTGGCACGAAAACAAAGGATTCATATGGAAGCCGGGGGCGACGAGCCGACCAGTCCCGACGTCCGTCCGAAGCACCTTACCAAACATGAATTTGGTCGTCGCCTCTATAATTTCATGCTTCGTAAGGGTTGGAGCCAGAGCGAGTTAGCCCGGCGCGCGGACGTAAAACGGGACAGCGTGTCCACCTACGTGCGCGGTGTGTCGCTACCCGGTCCGCTCAATCTGGAAAAGCTGGCAAAGGCGCTCGACGTCGACACGGCCGAACTTCTCCCGAATCACATAGAGGCAGCCATCGACGAAGATGCGCCGTCATTGGAGCTCAAAATCAGCAGCAGCAACTCTCAGTTGGCCTGGTTGCGGGTCAACCGTCTTGTCAGCACATCCGCGGCGATGAAGGTCGTGGAGATCCTGAACTCTGACGAGCTGCCGGAATCAAAGGAGGGGTAGATGCCCCTGCTAACCGAACCCGAGACTGCAGAACGCCTTCGCTGTTCCACTTCAAAAATCAAGCGCCTCCGCAAAGCGGGGGTGCTCCCCTTCATCCCCGGCCGCCCGGTTCTGATCGACGAAGTTGACCTAAACGCTTATCTGGAACGTATGAAATGCCGACACCAACAATCTACAAAGCAGACAACGGATACTTCTACGCCAAATGGACGGACAATAGGCGATCCCGACGCAAGAGCATGGGCACGCAAGACCGTTCTATTGCGGAAGCACGGTTCGCGCAGTGGCTGCTGATACGGAATAACGCACCGAATGACCCGACACCGTCATACACGGTCGCGGACGTCTGGGACATCTATCTGCAGCGCAATCGCGAGACGCCCACCACGGGCTACTCATGGAAGAACCTGGAGCCTCACTTTGGCCATCTTCCGGTCGAGGCCGTGGACCAAGGGCAGGTCGATGCCTATGTCGCCGCACGGGCATCCGGCCGGATTGGCCGGCCATCCAAACCGGCGACCTGCCGCCGCGAACTGGCGATGCTAGTTGCCGCGATGAACTTCGGCGCCAAGCCGCCTTTCAGCCTTTACGATACCGCCATCCTGCAGCCGCTCGTATTGCCCGCAGACAGCGAACCCCGCGATCGATGGTTGTCCATGGCCGAGATGCAGCGACTTCTCAGAGCCGCCGCTGAAATGCGGCGCGGCGACCGCCTGTCGCGGGGCGAGCGTTTCCTGTGGCTGGCCTTGGAGACTGCCGCGAGAAAAACGGCCATTCTGGAACTGACCTGGGACCGGGTCGATTTCGAGACAGGGAAGATCCATTACGATGTGCCTGGACGCGCCAAGACGAAGAAACGCCGCGCCAGCGTCCCGATGTCCTCGACATTGCGGACCGTCTTGCAGCGGGCTTATGACGAGCGCGAGGGCGATCTGGTTCTGGACAACAGCGCGGAGGTCTGGGCCGCCATACAGTCGATCGCCATCACCGCTGGTTTCAAAGGCGTGCGCGGGCGCAATGGCAAGAAACCAACCGCTACCGGGATCTCCCCGCACGTGCTGCGCCATACAGCTGCTACGCACATGGCACGCAACGGCGTGCCGTTGTGGACAGTGGCCAACATCCTCGGAAACACAATGGCCGTTGTCGAGAAAACTTACGCCAAGTGGGTTCCGTCGGAGCCCGAACGAAACGTCGACCTGATCTCAGGCGGCAAATTGGAGATATTGAAATGAAAGCGTTCAAAGATGCTTGGTTGCGCAGCGGCACGCCGTTTACAGCAAAAGAGGCTGTTGCCAAACAGCTAACCCCCGACCCGTACGAGAGCGGCGGTCGAATCGAGGAGTTGGAAAGCAAAGTCGAGAACCTAACGGAAGCCGTCTCTGCGCTTTACGGCTTGCTTTACGACAAAGCGGTATTGGCCGGGGAGGACATCACAAACGTGTGCCCCGGCGTCGAGGAAGACCTAGATGCCCTCGGATGACATCGACTGGTTGGCTCTGTCCCGCGCGCAGTACGTCGCGAACTGGGGGCAGCAAACCCGTCGCAGGCGCGGGTCAGGGCGAAACTCGGACTTAAAGAACGCTCGGCATGAAGCGCACCTCGCATTCGACCCGATTTGGCGGCGGGGGTACATGACAAGAACGCAAGCCTACCAATGGCTGGCGATCCAGATGCAGTGGCCTCGGGGCGACTGCCACATGGGCATGATGACCTGCGATGAATGCAAGCGTGTGGTGCAGATCGCCCGAAAATATCTGAAAAGGAGAACGTGA